CTATGGCTACTTCTGAGTACGGCAGCTTCCTCGTGGACTTGCAGGGCACGGTCACTCCCGACTTCCCCGGCGAGACCTACACCTCCACCAACCCCCGCGACCTCTCCCACGAGGTCGCCGCTGACGGTTGGGACTTCGTGTCCCTCACCGTCCTCCTCGACGGCAACACCGTCGCGATCTGGCGGCGCAGTGGCCCGCCCACCTTCGAGTACGGCCAGATCATCGTCTCCACCGACAACGGCCAGGTCGTGCAGGACACCACCGGTGGTTCCGCCACCGATCCGGCCGTCGCGGTCAACGACGCTGGCGCTGCCGGGTGGGAGGCGTTCGCGGCGTTCGTGCTTCCCGGCCTGGGCGCAACCGGCCCGGCGACCGTCACCGCCTTCAAGCGTCCCACCTGACGTCGGCCTCCCGCCCTCACCGATTCGGGCGAGTTGATAGGAAACTATTGGCTGCCGATACGAGCGGTGAGGATCCGATAGGAGGAACATGGCCGTCGATCTTGGTGACCTGATCCCGAGCCTCCAGGCTGAGGTCAGTCCCCCCGGGGAAGATCTCTATCCCGACGCGCTCGAGGACGACTGGTTCCAGCGCCTCCAGGATGGCTTCTGGGAGGCCGTTCTGGACGGGCTCATCTCCGGCTACAACGAGTCCGAGGGCATCGTCGAGCCCACCTCCGGGACCACCGACCTGTCTCGGGAGCTTCAGCAGCTCGTGGTCTTCTACGCCGGGTTCAAGATCGTCCGCAACTCGATCCGCAGCCTGAACACCAAGTTCCGGTCGAAGGCCGGCCCGGTCGAGTTCGAGACCGAGAAGGCTGCTGGCGCCCTGAGGGACATCCTCAAGGAGCTTCAGCAGAAGCGGGCCATCCTGCTCCAGCGCCTCGGCGATCTCGGGGTCACCGACACCTACTACATCGACGCCGTGCTCCAGCGCGACTCCAACTACGCCGACGGTCTGATCTCGTGGGTGGGAGTGCATGAAGGGACCGCCTGATGGCTGGTTCCAACCCTGGCTTCAACCAGACCGAGTTCCGGGAGGCGATCCGGTTCGCCATGACGATGGGCGCGCCCACCGACACCTCCGAGCGCGTCGTCTTCCACTGGAAGCGGGACCAGACCTTCACTCCCGCCGACAGTGGCAGCAGGCCGTATGACTTCACGGCTGCCCCCGTCACCGACGAGCCCGGCAACGAGGACGAGCCCGACGGCGAGCTGACCGTCGACTGCGCCGTGGAGTTCGTGCCCCGCACCGCCGAGGGCACCGAGAACTTCGTGGGCGCCTTCCAGTCGCCCCGGGCCATCATCACCCTGCTCGACGAGGACTACGCCCGGATCTCCGACGCCGACTGGGTGACCATCAACGACGCCTACTACATCATCGAGTTCGCAGGCCCTCCCATGGGCATGTTCGAGGTGACGGTGTACCAGATCTTCGTGACTGCGAGGGACGAGGCGTGAGCACGCTCGTCGGTGGCCTCAGGCTGCGCGTTATCCAGGACTCTATGCGGCAGCTCGTCGAGGAGGGACTCGACGGCATCGGCTGGTTCGAGAGCGGTCGTCAGCACGAGCCCGTCAACCTGGTGGAAGGCGAGCCCGACTGGAACGAGCCGATCGAGCCCAACTCGGTGGCCGTCAACCTGGACACCTCCACGGGCTTCGACGCCGAGCTGGGGTCCAACCTCCAGGAGGAGCGGATCGTCTGCTACGTCGACGTGTACGCCGAGGACGACGCGGTGGGGATGCACCTCAGTCACGACATCCGGGACATCCTGCGGGGCAAGATGCCCTCCATCGGTCGCACCGAACCGACCCTCGAGGTCTACGACTTCTCAGCCGCCACGCCGGATGTCATCTTCAACTGCGACATCGAGGACGTCACCTGGGACCGCGGCCGGAGCTTCACCGAGAAGCACTTGCGTCACTGGTTCGTGGTGGCCTGTGATCTCGTCGACGTGTACGGCGATGAGAACGATGACGCAGATGACTGACTGGGCGTGACAGGATGGGGCGGTGGCCGTCCCCGACTCCAAACCGTGGAGAGATCTGACCGATAGGGAGATCCTCGAGCTGGCCATCAAGCACGGCTTCCTCGAGGACATGGGTCCACTCGACAAGATGTGGCTCACGGTGAGCAAGGTGAGAGGCAAGGTCTTCATGGCTGAGGTGATGAACGGGCGCAACGGCAGGCCCTGGGGCGAGTACAAGAAGTTCGTCCCGGCGCCACCCGTCGAGATGCCCGCCGAAGTCCGAGCCTGGATAGAGGAGCGAAAGCGATGACCGTTCAGACCGTTGCGGCCCGACGTCGGGACAAGGCCATCGCCATCATCCTCCGACACAAGGAGGACCTCCTCGACGAGTTCGTTCCCGAGGAGCGCTCCGACGCCTTCCGCCGCGTCGTGCTCGACCAGATCAACGACCTGCACGAGCTGTTCGTCGATCTCCTCGAGGCAAGCCAGGGGACCCTCGTCAACGATCGTTGGCTGGACCTCCTCGAAGAGGTTCATGCCGCCGTCACCGAGCCCGAGGACGAGCCGGGCTGAAGAAATCTGGGTGCCCGGGCGGAAATCGGGCGGTCTCGCGGCCTGTACTAGGTATGAGACTCAACATCACCGAAGCCCAGCGCCAAGCCCTCATCAGTGCTATCTGCTTGATGGACGCTGAGTTCGAGACCAGGGAGCTGATGGGAGACATGACCCGAGCCGATCGTGGCCTCCAGCGAGCCCTGGACAACGTGGCGCTCAAGTTGACCGATCAATGTCGCCGGCAATAACCGTCGGTCACCTTTCAACGACCGTTGAAAGACATCATACGCTCCCCCTACGCTCGCCCTTGTATGACCCGTCTCGAGAATGGGTCTGTGACCAGGGGAAACGGACGCCTAGACGGACCACGCAAGGGGAGGCGTAGGGACTGCGTATAACCGGTACTTGCGGTCTCCTCAGTCTGCGGTGACCCGCTTCCGTTGGTGAGAGCATGGCTCTGCGGCGGATCATCAACCTCGAGGACGTGCAGACCGACCTCATCCGCCGCCTGAAGGTCGACGAGTCCCTGGTCGGCGTCAGCCAGCTTCCCTCATCTCGACGCCTCCCGGCCGGTGGCGCCGTTGTCTCGGTCGGTACCCAGCAGATCAGGACCCTGGAGGCCCTGATGAAGCGAGGGGCTCTGCTGGACGCCGGTGGCCAGAACGTCGGCTACACCGCGGCCTTCCTGGGCACCGACATCGTTGAGAACGCCCTGACGAACGCCCCGGCCGCCACCTTCCAGAACCTGTCCCTCTTCTTGGCCGCCATGGCCGAGTCCAGCAACCGCAAGCAGGGCCTGGCCAGGATCCACGAAGTCGTGGCCTCCAAGGCGCTCGCAGCGGTCCAGCAGGCGTACGACAGCCGGTTCCCGGGCGACAACCGCTACCGAGCGGGCCAGAACCGCGAGTCCGGGAAGCTCGGCCCTGCGCTGCGCAACCCCAACCTGGTGCGCGCCCAGAAGGACGGCATCCTCTTCATGAACCGCCAGGTGCTGGACTCGCAGGCCAAGCACTGGTACCGGCTCAACTTCGGTGCTCAGCCCGCGGGTCGCCAGCGCAGGCCCGGGCAGTTCCCCATCTCCTTCGACGGCCAGAGCCTCGGCTCGATCGGGCTCGACGATCGTCCGTCGGGTCGGTTCAGCCTGCCCACCGGTATCTGGCTGGCGGGTGGCAGCAACCCTGTTCCCCACAACGGCGCCCGGGGTCGCTCGGAGGGCAGCCGTGGCCGCACCTCGTCCGATCAGTTCTACACCGTCAAGTGGTTCTTCCAGCGCGCCGCGGCGGTGCGTGGCGAAGGGGACGCCAGCTTCAAGAAGTTCGCCAGCAGTCTCACCGGCATGGCCGCCGACCGTCGGAAGCGTGGTGTGCGGTCCGGTGGGCGCATCCCGTTCACCAAGAGGGTCGAGACCAAGGGCATCCGGGGCGCCCACTTCTTCGACGCTGGCGTGCGGGTCATCGCCACCCAGCTCCCGCTCGAATACAGCAGTCTGCTGATCAAGTGGCAGTCCGAGGCATCTCGTTCTGGCACTGGCCCCGTGGCCAAGGTCATCGCCCGTCCTGAGTGACCCTCAATACCACCCGGCAGGTCCCCGATAACTCGGATCAGAGACATAGGGAGCGCCGCACGGATAGCGGCGTATCCACGAGATCGAGGAGGAAGTCGGGAAAGCGGCCCCGTCATCCTCAAGGACCTGGCCGCCGACAACTCATGAGAGGACATCACCTGTGAGCATCAAGTCCGGCCAGATCCTGCATCAGGCCAACGACTTCGTGATCGACCGGCTCCAGACCGCCGGCCCCGGGAACCTGAACATCCCCGAGGAGAAGATCTACGAGCTGGGCAACTACCAGACCGTCGCCACCGTGCGGGACATCCCGGAGCTGAGCTTCGACATGGAGTCCCTGGACGTCAGCGTCGAGATCGAGGCGCTCCTGACCGGCCAGACGGAGGCCGACATCTCCGAGGGCGAGGAGATCGACTTCCTCAACGCCGTGCCCATCGACGTGATCTCGCCCTTCAAGGCGTCGGGCAACGGCTTCACGATCGAGCGTGGGGTCATCATCCCCTACCTCAGCCTCGAGTCCTGCACGTACCGCTTCGGCGTGCGGCAGAACGCCACCCAGAGCTTCACGCTCCGGGGCGACTCGATCTACTACTCGCCGGGGGCTCCGTACTACGAGGAGTTCGCCCTCACCTCGGGCGAGAACGAGGTCTACACCCTGGCCGAGACCGCGATCGAGTACACCGAGGCTGGCGACACCATCTACGTGCTGGGCGCCTGCGTCAAGAACGCCGCTGGCCAGTACAAGCGGCTGTTCATCGGCGACGACTTCTCCAACACCTCTGGCGCCATCACGCTGTTCGAGGACTGGGACGCCGAGGGCTACGACGTCCTCCACGTCGTCTACGGCACCGCCGCCTCGATCACCTACAGCCAGGGTGGCAACAACCCGGGTGGCAACGTCATCCATGAGGGGACCTCGGTCAAGCCCGCCGCCGTGCGCGGCAAGGACATCGACGTCTACGTCTCGACGGGTGGGGCCACGCCGGAGCTGGTGCGCTGGACGGGCGTCCAGTCGGTCGAGCTGACCCGCTCGGTGAACCTGGAGAACGACGAGGAGCTGGGCAACTTCCACTTCGTCGCCAGCGACTACGACACCGCCGAGGTGACCGGGACGATCAACCTGAAGCCGGTGGATCCCGCCGACCTCTGGGAGAAGATCGCCCAGGTCGCTGGCGTGTCGACCAACGTCATCGCCGGTCCGCACTCGAGCCAGGAGCTGGAGCTGGAGATCCGGGTGAACGACCCGGACACCGGTGACACGCTCAAGACGCTCTACGTCGAGGACGCCCGCTTCACCCTCCCGAGCTACTCGGGTCAGGTGCAGCAGAAGCTCGAGGTGCCGTTCGCCTTCAGTTCCGACGGCGGCAGCCTCAAGGTCATCAAGGGCGCCCGGGTCTGACGGGCCTATGCCGATTCGGCATAGGAACGCTGGAACGGTCGTTGAGTCGACCCAGATGAGAGAGGACCCCCCCGCCTCGTGCGGGGGGGTTCCCCGGTCTAGTGGCACGGAAAGCCACACCATCCACCAGGCGGATGAGGCCGGAAGCTAGTTTCACGTTCTGAGCGATACCGCTCAGTTTGTGGACTGATCGAGAGGAGAGCGGCACATGCCGGCTCGTAGGTTGACCGATCTGATGCAGGTCGGCAAGGAAGTCGTCTTCGAGGACCCTGATGGCGGTACCAGCATCAAGGTCTACGTCCGCAAGCTGACGCCCATCGACCAGCAGGCTGCGGTCAAGCACGCCAACGCTGCTCGGGTGAAGGCCAAGCTCCGCTACAAGGACGAGGACGGTGAGGAGTTCCTGTCGGTCCTCGGCGACGTCGAGGAGATGGGCAAGGAGGGCTGCGTCGAGTACCTCGTGGCCGCAGGCGCTGGCGAGAAGGTCGAGCGCATCGAGGCCCAGGTCTCCGACGAGGACGAGTGGAAGAAGGACTCCCACCTGGAGTCCCTGCGGGATGCCTGGGCTCAGGGCCTGGAGAACACCTTCAAGTCCCTCGAGGAGGACGACCCCGAGCGAGAGGAGGCCAACGCCGTCTTCGCCGAGCTGAAGCGGTTCACCTCCCAGGTTGAGGAGCTGCTGTCCGACGAGCTGGACAACCACCGCGACGTGCTCATGGCCCGGGACGACGACTGGATCTTCCACGAGGCTGCGGTCAAGACGCTCGAGTCCGAGTCCGAGCAGGTGTGGCTCGGGGCCTTCCACGAGGCGCAGATCTACTACGGCGTCCGTCGGCACGACAAGCACAACACCCGCTACTTCGAGTCCTTCGACGAGGTGCGCAACCTCAGCCAGGACATCCTGTCCCGCCTGCTCACGGAGTACGCCGAGCTGAACGTGCCCGTGACCGAGGGAAAAGACTCGGGGGAAGCCCCTTCTTCCTGAACATCGTTCAGGCGGTCCGCAAGGGGGGACCCCAGACGTTCCTGTTCCCGATCGGTGTTGACCGGATCGAGGAGATGCCGGCCGATCTCATGATCGCGATCGAGCACGCTCATCGGATCCTCGACTGGCAGGAGAACCTGACCAAGGACGAGATCCCGCCCCAGTGGATGTGGCACCTCGACAAGGAGCTGGAATCCCACTGGGAAATGGTCGAAGAGAAGCGCAAGGACAAGAGCGGCGGCTCGGGCTCGTCTTCGGACGACGAAGGGTCATCGGGGCTTCAGAACGATCTGACGCGCGGCATGAGGTGATCAGGTAGATGCCAGGAGAGCGGTTTACGCTCGAGATCTTTGCGGATACCTCTCAGGCCAGCGCGGCCCTGAAGCGGTTCGCCAAGGAGCAGGAGGCCATCGCTGCCTCGCTCCGCAACCAGGCCAAGACTCCCGCTCAGGCCCGGGGGCTGCTCGCTCCGTCACTGGCCCGTGCTGGTGTGGCTCAGACCGCCATCGGTCGCCAGGAGGCCGCTGGAGCGCTCACCAGGCAGCAGGCCAACCAGCTTCGAGCCCAGCTCGCTGCGTCCATCGCTCCCCTGCGGGAGCAGCTTGCTGCGTCCGGGCTCTCCTCTCGGCAGGTCGGCGCAGCCGTAGGCCAGGGAACCCGTCGAGGCAAGGCGCTTCTCGACGCCGCTGAGGCCAAGGCCGCCGAAGAGACCACTCGAGCTGCTGCCGAGACCAAGGCCGCCGCCACCCGCAAGAGGGTCACCGATTCCGCCGAGGAGCAGGCCGCCAAGAAGTTGGCTGCGGCCAAGCAGGCCGAAGCGGACATCATCCGCAAGCGTCTGGCCGCTACTCTCGCTCGTGCCCGTGCCGAGGTGGCGCTGTCCACCAATCCGCAGTTCCTCCAGGCCCAGGCAACTCTGGCCGCCGCTCGCCAGAGCGTCAACGCTCGGGTCGCCACGTCGCCCGAGAACATCGCCGCAACGGCTGCCGCCACGGCTGCGCGTCGTCAGGCTCAGGCTCAGGTCGCCAGTAACGCCGACGTCATCCTGGCTGAGGCCGAGAAGAAGCTCGCCACCACCGTCGCTCGTCACCAGGCCGCCGAGCTGGCCGCTACCGATGCCGCTGCCCTGAAGGCCGAGGCCGATCGTCGCGCCGCTCAGGTGCAGGCTCGAGCGACGGTGGCCGAGGACCTCGCTACCCGTGAGGCGGTCATCAAGGCCCAGGCCGATGCCAAGGCTGCCGACGCCACTCTGCGAGCCACGGCTGCTGCTGAGGCTTCGGCTCGTGCGGAGGTCATCAAGGCTCAGGCCGACCAGAAGGCCGCCGCCGCCGTTGCTCGGAACGCCGCGGCTCAGGACGCAGCGGTCCGTCCGACCGTCATCAGGGCCGAGGCCGATCGTCGCGCCGCTGCCGCCACGGCCAGGGCCGCTGCTGTTCGGGAGGCGGCGACCCAGGCTGATGTCGTCGCCGCCCAGGCCGAGGCTCGTGCCGCCCAGGTCACCGCCCGTGAGACCGTTGTGGCTATCGCTGCGGCCGACGCTGACGTCATCCGCGCTCAGGCCGCTCGCAGGGTCGCCACGACCCTCGCCCGTGAAGCCGCTACCGCTGAAGCTGCTGCTGATGCGAGTGTCATCCGGGCGCGTGCCGAGACCCTGACGGCCAAGACGCTCGCCGCTGAACGAGCCAAGCGCCTCGGCCTCGAGGACCCGAGGGTCATCAGTTCACGCATCGCCACCGCCCGAGACCGGTCCATCGCCACGTCCGCAATCGGGACCGTGGTCGCCGAGGACCAGGGCGTTCAGGCCGCGAGGGCCGAACGGATCGCCGCCGAGAGGGTCGCCGCTGCCGCTGCTCGTCGAGATGCCGCCACCAGTGGGCCGGTTACCGCTGCCAAGACCGAAGCCGCTCAGGCAACGGCCGTTCAGAGCCGACAGATTCGGGCGTCGGTGGCCTCCAATGAGGCGACCATCGCTGCCAACACCGAGCTTCGGGTCCAGACTCAGCTCGCCGCGGCAGCGGCCAAGCAGCGTGCTGCTTCCGACATCCGGATCGTTGCCGCCAACCAGGCCCAGCAGGCTCAGGCCACCGGGTTCCAGCGTCTCTACGGTCGTGTCACCGGTAGCAATGTGGCATCGGCCCCGACGGGTGGACAGTTCTTCGGTCGCAAGCTGGCCACCACGGCCGGTTACGGCCTGTCGAGCATCGCTCTGTTTGGCGCCATCGGCGGGCTGGCCAAGTCCGTCAAGGAGGCCGAAGATCTCGACCGGGTGATGAACGACATCGGGTTCCAGCTCGAGTCGTTCCGGAACACCCCCAGCATCAAGTTCGACATCCCCTCGACGAAGGAGGTCCGCGAGGACATCCTGGCCATCGCTCGGGACACCGGTCTCGCCGCCGATGAGGTTGGCCGGGTGCAGTTCCAGCTCCAGGGTGCGTTCGGTGGCGACATCACCCGGGCTCTGAGGGAGACCGCCGCCGCTGCCGAGTTCGTGCGCCTCACCGGCCTGTCGCTGGAGGAGACTGTCGACTCCTTCACGGCCCTGTCGCTGTCCTTCGAGGAGGGGGATCTCTCGGCTCGGGAGTTCGGCGACACCGCCTTCGGGCTCCAGGAGCGCTTCGGTGTGCTCGCCCCGGAGATCCTGACCTTCGCCTCGGACCTGTCCACCGTCGCTGCGGCGGCGGGCTTCAGTGTCCAGGAGATCCAGGCCCTCGGCGCCGTCTCCAACAAGTACAGCGGCCGCTCCGGCTCGACCCTGGCTGAAGCCTTCGGGCGAATCATCCCCCAGGTCCAGGAGCGCGCTGCGGAGTTCATCGGGCTGTTCCAGCAGATCCCCGCCCTGCGCGGTCAGGTCGACGAGATCTCCGGAGCCTTCGCCGCTGGCGACATCCAGAGGGTCTTCGAGATCCTCATCGGCAGCTACGGGGATCTGTCGACGGCCCAGAAGAACTGGGTCATCGACCTCCTCGGTGGACGTCGTGAAGCCTTCGCCCTCATCGGTGCCCTGGAGAACGGCGACGAGCTGCTCCGGGAGTGGAGTGGCACCTTCAACGACGCCGGCAAGCAGGCTGAGCGCTTCGCCAAGTTCGAGGAGACCCTCACCCAGCAGCTCGCCAAGTTCGGTGAGGAACTGAAGCAGGTCGGCATCCAGATCTTCGAGTCCGGCCTCCGGGACTTCTTCGAGTTCATCCTGTCCAGCGGTGTCGGGGTGGCCAGCATCCTGTCCGACATCGCCGGAGGCTTCACTACCCTGAACGGCGCCATCCCGGGTGGTCCTGGCGGTGCGTTCGAGGGTCTGCCCGGCAAGATCCTGGCCACCGTCGCCGCCCTCAAGCTGCTCCAGGCGGCCAGCAACTCGGCCTTCGCCACCCGTCTCTTCGGCAGGGTCGGTGGGCCTGCTGCCGTCGGTGCCGCCGCCGCCCTTCCTGGTCGGTTCAGTGGGCTGTTCCAGAGTCCCCTCACTTCCTTCGGTGGGGTCCTTGGCCAGTACGGCAACCCTCCTCCGGTCCCGGGTCAGTACGGCACCCTGTCGGGTCGTGCGCCCATCGGCGGCGCCGCTCCTCTCGGTGGTCCCGGCGCCATCCGGTCGGCCTTCCAGCAGCAGGGCTTCCGCTCGACGGCCAACGCCTTCTGGACCAACGCCACTGACGGGCTCAAGTCGAGCTTCGCCGCCAACCGCGGCATCATGATCGGCACCGGAGTCCTCATCGGTGTGCAGATCCTCAGCGCTATCGGTCAGGGGATCAGGGACGAGGCCATCGCCGAGGGGCGCGCTCGCGTCTCTGGCGCCGGAGAAGCGCTCGAGGCTGGCCGCACCATCAGCGCCGAACGCCGCCGTGAGTTGGAAGAGGCGGCCGCTCGCAACGAGGACGTCAACATCCGCCTCGAGCGCAACGTCGGCCGAGTGCCGATCGTCGGCGAAGCCGTCGTTGCCCTGTCGCAGATCTTCGGCGGCGCCGAGATCACCGCAGACCAGGCCGAGTCCGACGAGGCTCGCTCCATTCTGGCGGGAGAGATCGCCAGCACCCTGACCGCCCAGGTCGACGCCGTGAGGGAGGCGGGCCTTCTTGGCACCGAGGAGGGCATCCGCCTCTTCGGTTACCGGAACGGCAACGCCACTGAGATCGACTCGACCGAGATCCAGCGGATCGTCGACAAGGCTGCTGCTGGCGAGCAGCTCAACGCCCGGGAGTTTCAGATCTATGAGGCCCTCAACCGGGCCGTCGCTGAGGGGGTCGACGAGAACACGGCCATCGCGAATGCCGTCCTCGGCACCGAGGGAGAGCGGGACTACGGTCGGGCGGCCCAGGACCTCGACTCCATCGCTCAGCGCTACGAAGCTGGGGCCGCTTCCCGCGGCGAGTACCTGCGTGCTCTCGGCGCTGCTGCTCGTGGTGGCCAGCAGTTGATCGACTCCGGCACTTCGGATTCGGAGCTGCTGGCCGACGCCTACGAGAAGGTCAACGCCTACGAGTCTGAGATCTCCCAGGGCCTGCTCGATCAGATCGAAGTCGCCAATCGGCTGAGGACCCTGCGGACCGGCGAGGAGAACCCGGCGGCCCTGGCCAGCGACCTCGCCGCGCTGCTTCGGAGTGGGCGACTGAGCCCGGAGGACGAGAAGGACGCCCTCCAGCAGTTCTTCGAGGCCCAGCAGGCGATCCTCCAGGCTCGCGCCGATGCCGCCGACTCCACCGCTGAGGCCAACCGGATCCTGAGGCGAGGCATTCGCACCCCGGCGCGCTTCCGGGTTCTGTCGGTCGCTCAGCAGCTCGACGAGAACATCGACTTCCAGGTCTTCGCCGAGGCCACGAACGACGCCCTCGAGCAGTCGATCGGCGACATCAGCGAGTTCAACAACCAGACCGCTCAGTTGATGGTCGCCTACGGCCTCACTGCCCAGCAGGCTCGACTCGCTCTCGTCGACTCGATGATCGCCGATTACGAGCGCGTCCTCAACAGCGCTACTTCCGGTCTCGACGCTCAGGGCGCGCAGCGGATGCTCGGCCTGCTTCGGGAAGAGCGCCGTCGGATTGTCCAGTCTCAGGGTCTCGCCAATGTCGATGTCCAGGATCCGGCCAGGATCCGGGGTGAAGCCCAGGATCAGGAGGACCGCCAGCGCGAGCGTCAGGACCGCCTGCGGGAGATCGCCGAGGCCCAGTTCGCCCTCCAGGAGTCACTGACCGAGGATCCCATCGCTCTCGCCCGCATTGCCGTGGCGAGGGCTGAGGACGCCCTCAGGCGAGCCCGGGGCAGGGCTGAGATCCTCAACGCCCAGGCCGAGCTGAACAACGCCAACCGCCAGCTCCGGGACGCCATTCGCGACGTCTACGACTCGCAGTTCGATCTCGTCGCTGCTCAGGTGGAGAACGACCCGGTGGCCGCCGCTCGGGTCAACCTGGCGCGTGCTGATCGGGCTGTTGCCACCGCCGAGGGTGCCGCTGCTCGGAACCGTGCCCTGGCTGAGCAGATCAGCGCCCGGCGTGCCCTTCAGGAGGCGATCAACGACGTCATCAACTCCCAGATCGACCTGGCCATCGCCGTCGCCGACGCCGGGGGCAACACCGTCGAGTCGGCCCGCCTGGCCCTCAGGGCTGCGCAGGCTCGCCTCAACCAGCTTCGTGATGCTGGCGCCGGTCGAGCCGACCTCAACCGGGCCAGGGCGGACGTCATCGCCGCTCAGGCCAACGTGCGGGACTCGCTGCTCAGCAACCGCCAGGACTACTACCAGTTCCTGTTCGACATGGGCCGGATCACCACCGGGCAGCTCATCCAGTATCTCCAGAGCCTGCTCCAGATCCCGAACCTCACCCAGCAGCAGGTCCGGGACATCCAGCTCCAGATCCATCAGCTTCGAGATCAGCTCGGCCAGGACTTCCAGTTCAACCTGCCCACCGAGCTGGCTCTGCCGACCCTGTTCGAGGTGCGCCGCGCCGACCAGACCGGCTCCCGGGCCTTCACCGACAACCGCACGGTCACCATCCAGGTCAATGTCGCCGAGAGCGCCGACCTCGTTGAGCTGGAGAACGTCCTGGCCGGAGCCGTCGGCACCGACGTCAACGGCACNNCTGATGCCCGTCACCTACTGGACCTTCACCGACCCGGAGACCCTGGAGGAGTACGAGTTCGAGGTGAACCCGTCGCCGGAGTCCGAGGCTCAGGAGCAGTTCAACAAGAACATGACCTACGAGGTCACCGCTGCCCCCGACGGGCAGACGTTGGCCTTCGAGGGTCGCCGGGAGGCGAAGCGTTTCGAGTGGCAGGGCGTGACGCTCGACCTCGAACAGCACGAAGTCTTCATGGAGTGGTTCGAGAAGACCTACCCCATCGACGTCACCGACGACCGGGGCGTCCAGAGGCGGGTCTATCTCACCAACTACCGCCCGAAGAGGGCGGCTTCACTGCACTACCCGGAGCGACGTGAGTACACGATGTCGTCGCTCGTGGTCGGCAGCTAACGGTCGTTGAGAGCATGGGGTCCACCGTCTCGAGCGGTGGCGTAACTAGGGTCAGAGGACATGAGGAGTTCGACGCACATCCAGGATCTCTGGGATGCAGGCGGTCCGTTCATCGGGGACAACCGCCCCTGCACTCGCGTCACGGTGGAGCCCGATTGGTTCCTCAATGCGACGGGGAAGTCCTGGGGGGCCTCCAACAAGGGACCCTTCCGGTGGTTCCAGCGAGAGGACAACAGCCAGGTCGAGGTCGAGCTGCCCAACGTCAAGAGCGTGAACTGGGAGCGCTCCACCGACCAGATCGTGGCCACCGCCAACATCGAGGTCTACAACCAGCGGATGATCCCGTTGGACACCGAGGATGTTCCCGATGTCCTGGGTGACCCGGGCCACTACTGGGCCGAGCACGGGGTCTCCCCGGAGTCGCAGGCCATGTGGGGGCACCAGACCAACCAGTGGGAGGGCGTGCTCGCCCCCAACGCCCTTCTGCGCACCTACCAGGGCTACGGCGGCCACGATGATGACCTCGAGGACGCCCTGGCGGACGGTAAGCTCCTTCTCACCGGGGTGTGGCTCGTCGATGAGGTGACCTGCCCGCACGACGGGGTGCTGCGCCTCCAGTGCCGCGACGTCGGCAAGCTCCTGGTCGACCAGCAGCTCTACCCGCCGCTGGTCCCGAGGGACCGGTACCCGGTTCGCTTCTGCCGCTACTCCTACAAGAACAAGCGGATCCGCAACCGCGAGGTCATCGAAGACGGCGTGAACCGCACGCCCGTCATCTCTAGTGCTGCGCCCATCCCGGTGGAGGCCAATCCGAACGCCGCCGGCTACTGGGAGCTGCGCAACAACGGCCAGGTCTTCGGCTTCGGTGACGCCCGTCGAGAGAAGCTGAGCACCACCAACCCGGGCTCACCCGATCCCAACCACGGTGGGTCCAGCTCCAACGTCAATGCCGTCGCCATCAACGGCCACCCTCCGGCAGGCAACGGTTACTGGGTCCTGCACTCCGACGGCCGGGTCATCGCCTACGGTGACGCCGAGCACTACGGGGACTGGAAGACCCAGGGCGTCAGCGGTAACGGCGCCCGAGACATGGCCCCCACGCCCTCGGGGGAGGGCTACTGGATCCTTGGCCAGAACGGGGTCGTCCGGGCCTACGGCGATGCGGTCCATCAGGGCAACGTCACCGTGACCGGCAACAACTACGCCCAGTCCATCGAGAGCCACCCGACCGACGCCGGGGGCTACTGGATCATGAAGGAGGAGGGTCAGGTAACGGCCGTTGGAAGCGTGAGCACTTACGCTCACAACGGCCCGGGCACCGGTACCGCCCCCTACGGCATCAACCTCGAGGAGCACGAGTACTTCACCCGGATCCGCCGCACCTCCACCGGCGCCGGTTACTGGGTCGTCTCGGGCTCGGGCAAGGTCCGCTCCTTCGGGGACGCCAGCCACCAGGGTCAGGATGAGGAGGCGTCCACCCGACGCTGGGCGGCCAACCTCTACTGGGACATCATCCCGTACTGGCAGACCGACGGCGGCTACGGCCTCCCCGGCAGCTTCGACACGTTCTTCTTCTTCGGCGACTGGGAGCACTTCGGTTCCGTCGAGGAGGAGTCGCAGGTCCTGCGCCGCGACGGCAACTACAAGGACTACGCCGACATCGTGCGCCGCCTTCTGCTCTGGAGCGGCTGGCTGCTGTATCAGGACCCCGAGGGTGACGACTACGAGCCGAGCAAGAGGCCGCCCGTCTTCGGCAGCGTCGAGACCACGGGGGCCTTCTCCAAGGAGTGCCTGCCGGACGACATGTTCGACAAGACGCCGCCCGCTGATGCCATCACCAGGATCAAGGAGGCCGTCGGCTACCACTTCTTCATCAACGAGGAGGGCGCGGCCCAGTTCCGCACGCCGAACTGGTGGGCGCCGGGCAACTTCGACGAGAACGGCGAGTACGTCGACACGATCCCCGAGATCCACGACAAGGTGCAGATGACGTCCTACGGGGCGAACACCAACGATCGTTCACTGCGGTCCGAGATCATCGTCGCCACCGAGGATCCCACCGAGGGCTTCGACGCCACCCGCTACACCCGCTTCGTGCCCTTCTCGGCAGACCTCCTCCGGGGCATCATCAAGCCCGCCATGTGGGTAAACGGCCTGTTCCAGGACGAGGACCAGCAGAAGATCATGGCCGAGCTGATCGCCCTCCACATCTGGTTCTCGAAGCGGGCAGGCTCAGTGACCTGCGCCGCCAACCCGAACATCCAGATCGACGACCAGGTGCGGATCTACGAGCGGGTCTCCGGGGAGACCTTCATCCACTACGTGCGTGGGCAGTCCATGAGCCACGACCTGGACAGTGGTGCGTTCACGATGAACCTGACGACCCACTGGCTGGGCGATCAGGACGACTGGTCCATCACCACGCTGGGCACGAGCGACTTCCACCGCAACAACAAGGCCCCCTGCCCCAACGCCCGGAAGCTCGTCACCTTCGAGGGTATCGCCAACGCCTCGACCGGCGATGACAACACCCCGGTCCACGGCCACCGCCCGTCCCACGCCTTCGACGACGACCCCTGGTCGTTCTGGCTCTCCCGTGGCCACGCAGACCCCGATCACTTCGAGTGGATCGAGATGCGCTGCCACGGCGACGATATCAACCAGATCTACATCCGGCCCTACGGTGGGGACTACACGGCGTACATCTCGATCTACGAGGACGACCGGTGGGTTCGCGGGCCGGACATCCCGGCGTCGGGCGCCGCTGAGATCCCCTACGTCAAGCGCGTCGGGGTGCCCAGGGCCGACCCGGAGGGCACGGTGGGCTGGTACTGGATCATGCTTCCTCGGGTCTACCGGCCCCAGAAGATCCGCATCACCCTCACCCGCCTCAAGCGGACGCAGTGGGGGCCGAACTTCTACCGGGCGGGCATCCGCACGCTCCAGGCCGGGAACTGCTCTCGTCGCCTCGAGGCTGGTGTCGCCCACCCCGGCTACCGAGGTCCCCAGAGCCGGGTCAACCCCGCAACCGGTGTCGCCGACCGCCAGGTCGAGATCAGCTATGAGACCCTCGCAGCGGTCAAGCGCTTCGAGTCCAAGAGGGTGTTGGACCTCCCGTGAGCCCCGCCCAGCAGCCGACCGGCGTGAACGTTCGACGATCGTTGGAACGACGCGCCGCCGAACAGATCATGGCCGGGGACCGGACCATGGCCCGAGTCCAGGTGGAGTCCCGGGTCGACATCAGCGGCTCCGGCGAGGTCAGCGTCGAGATCGACTTCCCCGTGGTCTACAGCGCCAAGCCCATCTTCACCTTCGGCGGCGAGCTGGACGACAACCAGACCGCCGAGGAGACCAACTACCCGGTCATCTCCGTCATGGTAGTTCGATGGAAGACCGTCGAGCGACCCGAGGACCGCACGTTCTACGTCGGCGCCACCGTTGCCATCGTCGCGCTCGGCAAGGAGAACCAGCGAGCGATCGCCCACTGCCTGTTCGAGGGGCTCGCCTTCCGCGACCCGACCATCGGCTCCGGCAGCCTGGATGGGCCGATCTGATGTGTACCTGCTCGGCCACCGAGTTGGAGGACTACACCTCCGACGACGACCCGCAGGCCAGTGCCGCGACCTTCACCGTGATCGAACAGTCTCCGGCTGGAGTCACCTGGAGCTACGAGATCCAGCTCGGCGTCTACGACGGCGGGCGCCTCGGCACCTTCGACGCCGAAGGCGACTGGCACCCGATGATCGAGATCGAGTACGACGCCCTCCCCGACAACCTGTTCGAGCTTGTGGCAATCGACGAAACGCACCTGTGGCTTGGCAGCCAGTCGGGCATCCTGCGAGTCCCGGTCGCCGATCTCGAGGTCTCCGGCCTCAGCATCCAGGACGGCATTGGGATCGTCGGATTGCTCACCTTCCACGACGACTACCGCTTCCATCCGTCCACCACCGTCGATGACTTCGACATCGCCGACGGGCAGGTGTGGTGGATCGAGGACCGCACCGTGTACTCAATGGCCGTTGACGACTTCGGTGGTACCCCCACTGAGGTCTTCGACGTCGACGCCCACTTCGATGCCGGTCCCGCCCCGCTGCTGGCCGCCAGCACCGACCGACTGTGGATCACCACTCAGGAGACCAACCCAACCTTGCGGGCCTACCAGTTCGACGGCGATCCCATCGAAACCATCCAGCTCGAGAGCGCCTCCACCGTCATCCCTCAGGACATGACCGTCGAGCGCAACAGCGGAGCGCTCGCTATCGCTGGTCGGACGGGGAGCTGAGATGGCCCTCCGCGCCGACACCGTGCTCCGGGTCTTTCCCGGTGGTGAGCAGTGTGAGGTCGAGGTCCCGTCGTGGATCGGCCTCGACGATCTCCCGTACCCCGAGGACGGGTCCACCTGGAACGACGAGTTCAGCCAGCCTTGGGACGCCCGCCAGGTCGGCCACGGCTCGACCGCTGGGTTCGTGGTCACCGTCCGCCCCGGGGAGTTCACGTGAGCAGTCGCGCCTTCTTGGTGGTCTGTGAGGACTGCCCGCCGTATGACCCGATCAGGGCCTCGAACGTGGTGTCGCAGGCCCGCAGAAGTACCCGCCGTCGGGGCCGAGCCCCCGTTGAGGCGGTCAATCAGGCCACGCCGTTCACCGACAACATGTGGTGTAGGCGTGGGGAGCAGATCACCGCACAGGGCGTGGTCTCGCGTGGATTGAGGACCAATGGCAGGTAAGACCGATCGTTTCAACCTCCAGACCCTCGAGTCTGGAGACGACCTCTCCGAGGACGGTTACGCCTTCACGATGGCGGACCGCAACCTCATCGACCGCCTGCTGACCTACGCCACTGAGCAGCATCGTCACACCGGAGAGACCGCCGACGAGCTGTCCCCGGTCGCCCCCGAGCTGTCCCTCGACACCCAGGGCGGCGACATCCTCGCCGGGGAGCGGGTCCGGTACGTCTACACGATCGTTGACGTCGACGGGTTCGAGTCGGTGGCCAGCGATGAGTCCTACATCGACACTCCCGAGCCGGTGGAGCCGCCCGCTGCGGCCACCCTCGGCTACGAAGATGACGCCGGCACGCACATGCCGGGCATCTACTTCTACGTCCTGACCGCCTACCAGGACTTCAGCACGTCAGAGACCACCGCCGTGAACCGGTCTCAGATCCGGGTTCCGGTCGGGTCATCCACCAACCAGATCATCCTGGAGCTGCCGTCGCTGCCCGACGGCGCTACCGGGTTCAACGTCTACCGGCGTGCTCCCGGGGCGACCAAGTACTTCTTCCTCGACTCGATCGACATGGAGGCGGCCACCCCGCCCGACGAGTACATCGACGACGGTTCCGTCGATGAGGACTGCGACCGCTCGCTGCCGACGGCCAACACCACGTACTCGACCAACGCCATCACCGTCACCTTCCCGGGAGGGGTGGTCGACGCTGGCTACACGTGGAAGATCTACCGGACCTACGAGACCAACAACTGGGACAACACGACCCTGCACTGGGTGGTCGAGGAGACCGCAGAGGACTCCGGGATCATCACCCCTGAGTTCATCGACGTCGGCGAGGGCACCGAGATCGGCTCGCCCCCGACCGGTAACCAGGCCGTCGGGTCCCCGCCGAAGATCGACCTCACCGACATGAACGAGGTCGAGGGGGTTCTGCCTCCCGGTCGCAACGTCGTTCCCTCCACGGTGACCTTCTCCATGCCTGGAACGCTCGTTGAGCAGGAGGGTGAGTTCATCTGGGTCTGCGAGTACGACGCCGCGGTCATCATCGGCTGTCGAGCGAGCCTCGGCCGGTCCAGCTACCCCGACGCTCAGGACGTGATCGTGGACGTCAACAAGTACGACTCCGCTGCCGCCACTCCGGCCTGGGAGACGATCTACACGACTCAGGCCAACCGGCCCAAGGTGCTCGTCGACGAGTTCATCGGCGATCGCACCGAGCCCGACGTCATCGACCTGGTGGAGGGGGACGCCCTCTGCGTCGACATCGACCAGGCGGGCGGCGGTGCGGGGACGGATGCCGATCTGATCGTCACGATCTTCATGCTGGTGCAGTCGGAGAGCCGCGACACCACCACGGATCTCGTCGGGGACTGACCCGTGGCCACCTCCGCTTACCGGACGGCGGTCATCAACGACACGCCGGTCTTCTACGCCCCGCTCGACGAGGCGAGCCTGCCCGCCGACAAGAAGTCGGGTGCCGTCCTCGAGGAAGTCAACGGACCCACCGGGGCGAGCGCCTTCGATTCGGGTTGGACCTTCAACGGCACCGACGAGTGCCTGCTCGTGCCCGCCACGGACCTCGATCAGGTGGCAGGCTGGATCGGGGCAACCGGTCAGTTCAGCCTCGAGTTGTGGTTCAAGCAGAACAACGGCTGGAACGGCGACAACGTGCGCTACGCCGTCCGCTGGGGCGGCTACGGGATCCTGCTGCGGTTCTACGGCTTCAGTGTCGGGGACCAGACCGGCTACGTCATCGGCGGCTTCTACTCGCCCGACGCCGCCGAGCGGAACGCCGAGCAGCACGGTACGTGGTGGAACAACGCCTGGCACCACGTCGTGGTCACCTTCGATCGCCCCACGCTGAACCTCTACATCGACGGCGATCTGGTGCAGACCGAAAGCCGTGACTACGAGGTCCAGATCACCGACACCGAATCCGACTTCCTCGGCATCGGCCGCGACGGCCCCTTCTCGTCGGGGTTCTTCCCCGGAACGATCGACGACGTTGCGATCTACAACTACCCGCTGACCGAGACCCAGGTCGACGCCCACTACGTGGCCAGCAAGACCGAGACCGGTGGCGATGATCCGGTGTTGGACGACCCCCCCGGCGATCCCCCTCGGTATCCCCCTGAGGGCATCGCCTCCTCCTTCCACTGCGAGTGGGATGACGCCTTCGGTGACGAGAGCGGCTACTACACCGAGGTGAGGGCCAGCCTCAAGGTCATCTCCGAGCCCCAGGTGGACGACCTGTACTTCTGGGCGCTCCAGGCCAGCTTCTACGACTCGACGGACAGCTACGCCTTCCTGGGGGGCGCACACACCGGTCTCCAGTGGAACCAGTCCCACCCCGAGAACAACGCCGTCAACTGGGGTGGCTACGACTCCGATGACGTCGAGCTGCTGGGCACCGTGTCGGACTTCCCTTCGACGCCCGACAACGACAACACCCGGGACTTCGAGTGGAACGTCGGTCAGACCTACGAGTTCCGCATCGCTATCACCGACGTCGGGGAGATCACCGCCTACGTCGATGACGTGGAGATCCGGACGCTCTACTGCGCTGGCGCTGATCGCCTTGGAGCGATCACCATGTGGTCCGAGGTCTTCGCTGAGTGCTCCGCTCCCTCGGTCAGCATCCAGTGGTCCGGGATGACCGCCGTGGATCCGCTCGACGCCGAGTTCTTCGAGGACACCTTCCTGCTGAACTACCAGGCGCCGGAGGCGCACGGCTGCTCCAACACGAACTCCTACGGCGCCGGCCTCACCGTGCGCCAGGTGACCAATACCACCCGCGTCCTCGAGGATGGGGAGCAGCTCGTGCTGGAGGAGATCACCACCGCAGACCGAGGCGGTTCGGGCTACATCCCGATCGCCTGATCAGCCGATCTGGAGGGGGAGTCGCACACGGCTTGAACGGTCGTTGGAAGCGGCTCCCGAGCTGCCCACTGGGAGACCATCATGATCCAGGTCAACGAAGTGCCGCTCCTCCACGATGGCCTCGAGGCGATGTTCATGCCCTGGCCGACGTCGTGGGTCCCCTCCATCGAGGGTCGAACCCCCGTCGAGCTTCCCATCGTGGTCGAGGACGTCATCCAGCATCGGAACACCCTCGGCCTGGCAAACCTCTGCGGGGGCTTCGGTACCAACGACTGGTACTGGGACTTCTCTTCAGCCCCTGACGCCATCGTCGTCACTGCGTGAGGCTTGAGGACGGGAGTCCTTACGTCCCGCTTTGGCGGCTCCGGCTCGGTGAAGTACCGGTCCCCAAGTACCAGCACCCCCACGGCATGAGCGCCGTACAGGAGCTGATCTTCTCCTGGCCGCTCTCGTGGCGGGAGTCGGGCGGTTCTTTGCCTGGAAGCTGCCAGGAGACCTCGTTCATCGGCGAGGTGGTCCGCTTCATTCCCGGACCTGCGTGACGATAACCATGAGGGAACGACAGAGGAGGAACGGTGAGCCTGTTGATCAAGTTGCTGCCCGGACGGCTGGGCGAGCTGCTCAAGGAGTACCTGGACAACGAGCCCGCCAAGCTCAACGCGCGTGCGGCCGCGGCTGTGGTTGCCGTTCTTGCCTTCGTGGCGATCGTCTTCTTGGACCAGGACCAGGAAACGGTCATCGCCGCCGCCGTGGCCGCGATCGGGGTCCTCGAAGTGCAGGGCCGTGCGACCCGTGAGCGGGTCGTGCCCGTCGACAAGCTGATCAAGAACCCCGGCGAGGCCATCGCCATGGGTGGCCCTGGTGGCGACCCGCTGCTCCCTCCGATGTCCGAGGAGGAGCTGCTGGCCCTGTCCGGGGACACGACCGTGTTCGACGAGCCGGTGGACGAGCCCGAGGCGGATGAGGGCTGATGTGCAGCCCGTCCCCCGTAGCTTCCAAGTGCTGGCTCGAGGTCGATCGCGTCTGGCCTGAGGTCACCTACCTCGGCATCGTCGGCGACCAGGCCCACCAGACCCGCGTCAGCGGGCACAACTGTGGCGCCCTCCAGGAGTCCTCGCTCATCAACCCGGCGACGGGTCTCCTCACGGCGTACCCCGACCAGTACGCCCACGCCCTCGACATCGGTCACGGCGGCAACCGCTCGCTGGCCACCGAGATCCGCACCCGGCTGCTGGCCGATCCGCAGAAGCGGGTCCGCTACGTCATCGACAACGGCACGATCTACTACCCCGAGTGGCGGGGTGGTGGGACGTCGAGCGGGTCCGGTCACTCCGAGCACCTGCACGTCAGCTTCACGCCCTGGTCGACCTACAACGTCAGCTCGTGGTTTGGTCCGCCCCCGACGGCGTTCCCCCTCAAGCCCGGCGATCACGGCTTCCCGGTGCTCCTGCTGGAGATCACGCTGGTCCACTGCGGCTTCGACGACATCGTTGTGTCGGGGGGCTACGGACCTCGGGTTCTCGAGGCATCCCAGGAGATGCAGCGGTTCCTGCGGCGCCCGGTTCGCCCGGTCACGACCGAGGGCGACTTCGAGGCGTTCCATCGCTGGGACCGCCTCACCGAGAAGGCTCCGGGTCGAGTGCTCACCATCAACGACCAGGGACCCCTGGTCACCGAGCTGCGCCAGAACCTGCGCAAGCTCGGCAAGCGGGTGGCCAGCAAGGGCAAGTACGACCGCAAGGTCCAGACGGCGATGACGGAGGTCCAGCGGTTCTTCAACCTGGGCTCCACCGCCGGCAACGCGTCCCGATCGGATCGGCAGTTCGTCAGGTACCTGGCGTCCATGAGGTGACCGATGCGGGCTGCTTCCAGGCTCGGTAGCTGGAAGGTGGGGGAGAGCAACGACGCTCTCCCTCGCGCCCTGGCGCACGGCTCCTGGCTCTGGTTGGGACTCGCCGCATACGTCGCCGTGACCGATACTCACGCCGCTGTCACGGGGCGTGAGACACTTTCCATGGCGTTCTGGCGGGGGATCAACCGACCGCTCCATCGGCCCTGGGTGACGTGCGCTTGGCTCTACATCACGCTGCACCTCTTCAACGCCATTCCCCGTAGGTACGACCCGCTCCGCGCCTGGACCAGACTTCCACCAGACTTTCATATGGGGCCGCCTTCACCCCTCTGACCAGGGGAAACGCCTCGAGCCGTATGAAAGTGGCCTTGGAACGGCCGTTGAAATCGAACCTCCCTGCTCACCCCACGAGCCACCCTGCACGCCGGGACAGAGCATCCACCACCTGGCGGGCAGAGTGGTCTACGTTGCGTCGTCCCATGGTCGATTGGCGAAACGTCGTTCCCACCGAAGAGGAGCAGGCCAAGCGCGACCGAGTGGTGGACACGCTGACCAACCCGCCGAACATGCACCAGCGCGAGGACATCCTCGTGACGGTGGTCATGGCCGAGCGCTACGAGCGGCCGATCCGAGTCAATGAGGTCGCCCTCAAGCCCGTCCTGCTGGACAACCGGGACCGCAGGGTCCGGGTCATCGCCAGCCACTACCTGCCCTTCCGGGTATGGGAGAGCGAGAGCCGCATCGCCGATGTGGTGGTCTTCGCCCGTCCCCTGCCCGGCCGTTACTACTACTGGGGCTGGCTCGAGATGGAGCGCATCGCCGAGGCGCCCATCTGGGAGTGGGAGAAGGACGGCAAGGTTGCCGGGTTCGCCTGGGAGATCGACTTCAACTACGTGCGACCGATGCCTGAGACGTTCGACTTCTCGGGTAACTGTCACCACCCCCTCTCACAATGGACACCTCATGACTCGTGGAAGTGCCTGTTGCCTGAGTGCGGGGTCGAACACCACGACGCTTTCTGGAGGAAGTATGAGCAACGACGACGAGAAGAACGAGGGGCCGGATCCCGCGGGGATGGCGATGGTGCGGACCCTGCTGAAGGCGAGACGCGAGTCAATGGAGTTGTCCGCTCGGACGGTCAGCGAGAGGGCTGGTCTCAGTCCGAGCTACGTGAACAAGGTTGAGTCCGGGCAGTTGAGCCCCTCCCTGCGGGCCTTCTCCTCGATCACCGCCGTCCTGAAGTTCAACGCACGAGAGGTGGAGGCACTGTGCCGGCTGGCTCGGTGGTGAGGATGAAGGGGGGGGCCTCGGGAACCTGTCGGGTCTCGGGCTGCTCGAAGCCTGCCCACTCGCGTCGATTCTGCCACGGTCACTACCGGAAGGATCGGGTCTACGGGGATCCCCTGTTCGTGCATCCTCGCTTCATTCCGGACGCCGAGAAGCGTTGCGGATCTTGCGGCGAGGTGAAGCCTACGGAGGACTTCTACCTCAGGGGTGGAACCAGGCGCGCTCGAGCCACCTGCAAGGTGTGCTACGTCCGCAAGAACAACCTGGCCAAGTTCGGGATCACTCCCGAGGAGTACGACGGCCTGCTCGCGGCCCAGGCTGGCGTCTGCGCCATCTGCGGCGGCGACAACGGCAGCAAGCGTCTGGCTGTCGACCACGATCACGACACCGGGGTCATCCGCGGGCTCCTTTGCAACCAGTGCAATCGCGGTCTGGGTCTGCTGGGCGACTCTGCCGAGTCGATTCGTCGAGTTCTCGACTACCTGGAGAGTCATGTCTGAAGTTCAGATCCGATCCAGTTCAATGGCGACTGCTTCGACGAGGTTCTCGGCCAGCCGCCTCGACCTCTGGATGAAGTGCCCCCTTCAGGCGAAGTTCAAGTACGCCGATCGGCTGCCCGGGCTGAGGTCGGCCTACATGGTCTACGGGATCATCGTCCATCAGGTGCTCGACGAGTACCACTCGCACTTCGACGGCGAACAGGCCGTGGAGCGCTTCTTGGACCTGTGGGACGATCCCGCCCAGCTCGGCCTCGCCATCGACGTGTGGCCCGAGGGGACCGATTACCCGACGTTCCGCAAGAACGGCCAGGAGTGCATCACCCAGTACCACGAGCGGCAGCTCTGGGACCGTGACCGGGTGGTGGCCAGCGAGCATCGCTTCCTGGTGCCCATCGGTGAGTTCGAGCTGACGGGGGTCATCGACCTCGTGCTCGAGCGCAAGACCGGACGCGGCCAGGGGCGGTGCCTGCGCATCATCGACCACAAGACGGGCTCGTGGGTGCCTCGCAAGAGCGCCCTCAACCTGAACATCCAGCTCACCTGCTACGACTACGCGACGCGGCAGCCCGAGTTCTGGATGGGCAACGGCCCGGACTTCCCCGGCCTGGAGAACGGCGAGGCTCTCTACGAGCTTTACAAGGACATCCTCCGGGTCCCTGTGTGGCACGCGATCCGCAAGGGAAAGGAGGTCGACTCCCGCTCCCGGCAGGACGAAGACTTCATGCGGCTGTACCGCGTATGCCAGGAGATCCACCACGCAGAGACGCTGGGCGTCTATGTTCCCAAGATCTCCGATGACACCTGCACGATGTGCGACTTCACGGTCGAGTGCGGGATCCCGATTGACGACTCCGACGAAGAAGAGGAAGTGTGATGGGCCTTCAGGTTCAGACCTCAGGCAAGATGGAAGCTCCGAAGCTGAAGCTCCTGGTGTGCGGCAACCCCGGCGCCGGGAAGACGCGGATGGCCTCCACCTTCCCCAACCCGTTCTACATCTCGGCCGAGGGCGGTCTGCTCTCGATCCGGGATCGGGACGTCCCGTACATCGAGATGCGCCAGCGCGCTGACCTGTACGCCGTCAAGGAGGTGATCGAGGGCGGCCTCGCCGAGAAGACGATCGGCAGGCCCGTCGACACCCTGGTGATCGACACCATCGACGAGGTGCAGAACATCCTCATGCGGGAGCGCCTCGAGGACACCAAGTCCGAGAACTTCGGCCTCCAGGATTGGGGGTGGATCGCCGATCAGATGAAGTCGCTGATCCGGGGCCTCCGCAGCCTGCCGGTCCACGTCATCTTCACCTGCCACCTGAAGGAGACCAGTGACTCCGACAGCGGCGAGGTGTGGTTCGAGCCCGGGATGCAGGGGCAGACCTCCAAGCACATCCCCGCCGCGGTGGACCTGGCCCTCGTGCTGACGTCCAAGACCAAGGTGGTCGCCGTCGGTGGTCAGAAGGAGCGGGTCGTCACCCGGATGCTCCAGACCTACCCGGATCGCCACCACCGGTGGATCAAGGATCGTTCCGGCAAGCTCCCGCCCAACGTCGAGATCGACTTCGAGAACGACTTCCAGCGGATCAGCGACCTGATCTACGGCGACCTGACCCTTCCCGACGTCGGCGTGGCCGACGAGCCGGTCTCGAGCCCCGTCTCGGAGGCTCCTTCAACGACCGTTGCAACCGAGGAAGCCCCGGCGGCCGCCTCCGAGCCCGAAGCCGCTCCGGCGGCTGAAGTCGAATCGGCGCCCGAGGTGGCCGATGGTCCTCCCCCGGGCGTGGACGCCGAGACCGGCGAGGTCATCGGCGAGATCCCCGTCCCCGAACCCGAGCCGGACACCCCGGCTCCCAGGGCTGACTCGCCGCTCCGTGGCGACGACGCCGAAGGCAAGTGCGAGGAGTGCGAGATCGTGCTCCCGCCCAACAAGGTCAACCTGTCGAAGCTCAAGAACGGCGGTCGGGTGCTCTGCTCCGACCACGCCACTCGCTGAGCCCGAGATCCCAAAACCCATAGAGGAGCACTGAGATGAGTGACACGCTCGTTCTCGCCGAGAGCGACTACATGCCGATCCCGGACGGGGAGATCCTCCCCGCCATCGTGGAGAAGGTCGAGAAGCGGCAGACGCCGTTCGACGTCGACCGCGACGACCCGTCGAAGGGCAAGCGGTGGGAGGTGTCCTTCACCTTCATCATCGACGAGGGCAACGACTTCGAGGGCCGCAAGGTCTTCGGCAACACGCCCACCACCTTCACCACGCACCCGGACTGCAAGCTCCGTCGGTGGCTCCAGGAGCTGCTGAACATCGAGGGCGACATGGGTGCGGGCCATGAGGTCAACCTGTCCGACTTCGTGGGCGTGAGCTGTCGTGTGCAGGTCGCCGCCAAGAAGCGTGACGACGGCACGACCAAGAACTACGTGGCCGAGGTGGTTCGCCCCGGGGTCACCGCCCCCCGTCCCGCTGCTGAGACCGCTGCGGCGGCGCCGGCAGCTTCGCCGAACGCCCCCGAGGGTGTGCGGCCGGGCGAGGAGCCCTTCTGATCCCGTAGGTTCTCCCCCCGGGTCCCGAGATGGCATACGGGAACCGACCGCCTGAAGATCATGCTGCTCGCCTGGTCTGAGGTCGGTGTCGAGAGTTCGATTCTCTCCCNNCGCGCCCGAAAGGATCCGATGAACAGGATTTGCACCTCTTGCGGTGAGGACAAGCCGCTCGAGACTGGCTTCTATCGGCAGCGGGCCAAGAGCCCCGACTGCCAGTACACGCCCAGGTGCCGAACCTGCATTCAGGGGATCCAACGACAGCGCCACCAGGCCCTCAACGAAGAGACCCCCGAGTGGCAGCGAGAACACGCCCTGCTTCAGCGATACGGCATCTCGCTCGATGAGTGGAATGCCATGTTCGAGATCCAGGGTGGATGCTGCGCCACCTGCGGCACGCACCAGTCCGAACTGAACAAGCGCTTGTCGGTCGATCACGACCACGAGACCGGCCAGGTGCGGGCACTGCTTTGCCATCGGTGCAACATCGCCATTGGCTACGTCGAACACGAGCTGCTCCCCCGCTGGCTGGCCTACCTGGAGCTGCACGGTGTTTGACATCCCGGCGTACCTCACCAGCAAGGGTCACGTCGTGAAGACGGCCGGACCTAGTGACATCCACACTAACTGCTGCTTCTGTTCTGAAGATCCTGGCAAGCGTGGTCGCCTCTACATCAACATCGTCGACCAGGACCCGCCCGGGCGCTTCATGTGCTTCCGGTGTGGGGAGAAGGGCGCCATCAACGTCCTGCGCCGCCACTTCGGCGATCCCCCGCTCGAGGGCACGGAAGGGGCGGGCAAGGACCTGAGCCCCGAGGGCGAACTGGCGGTCAAGAGCTACCAGGTCCACAAGGCTGCCGCCGCCTACTACCACAGTCTCCTGGCCGACAACGAAGAGGTCGTCCGGTACCTGCATCACGAGCGGGGTCTGACCGACGAGACCATCGAGAAGCACCAGATCGGCTGGGCTGATGGGACGCTGAAGATCCACCTGCGGGAGAAGGGCTTCACCAACGAGGAGATCATGGCCACCGGTCTCATGGACCGGAACCAGCGGGACTTCCTCTACGGCCACATCACGATCCCGTACCACGCCTCCGGCTCGGTGGTGCAGATCCGGGGCAAGCAGATCGACGGCAAGTACGTCACGCCCCCCGGCCAGAAGGCCCGCCTGTTCAACGTCGACACGCTCTTCCAGGCCGAGAACCCGCTCATCACCGAGGGGGAGTTCGACGCCCTCGTGCTCGAACAGCAGGGCTATGACGCCGTGGGCGTGCCGGGTGCGGTGTCCTGGCAGGACTCCTGGACCCCCCGGTTCGAGCAGGCCAAGCGCGTCTACATCGTCTTCGACAACGACGAGACCGGGCGCCGCGGGGCCGAGAAGCTCGCCATCACGCTGGGGGGCAAGTCACGCATCATCAAGATGCCGGAGCCGGAGCCGGGTAAGCCCAAGGTCGATCCCACCGAGTTCTTCGTGGGGGAGCAGCACAACAAGGACGACTTCGAGGCCATCCTGCGCCAGTCCCGGGGCGGGAACCTGTTGTCGGTCGACGATGCGGTCGCCGAGTGGGAAGAGGTGCAGGACGCCCAGGGGCTCACCATGGGCTTCGACCTGTTCGACGCCCTCCTGCACCCCGGCCTCCTGCCCGGCCAGCTCCTGGTGTGGCTGGCCAAGACCGGCCAGGGCAAGACGATCCTGATGCTCAACATGATGTACCGGATGCGCCGGGACAACCCGGACATCCGGATGATGTTCGTCAGCCTCGAGCAGACCCGCTCTGAGTGGTACGAGCGAGCACGCCGGATCCACCGCTTCTACAACCCCGAGGACAACGATCGTCAGGTGCTGGACTTCTTCCGGCACAACATGATGCTCACCGACAAGAACGTCATGACGGTGCCCGAGCTGGAAGATGCCGTGGTCCAGTTCGAGGACGAGATCGGGGCCGCTCCCCACATCATCTTCTTGGACTACCTGGGCTACTTCGCCCGAGGGTTCCGAGGGGAGGGCTACGAGCGCACCAGCGCCGCGACCATGGCGCTCAAGGGCTTCGCCAAGGACCATCGCCTGGTCATCGCCGCCCCCCACCAGGTCTCCCGGAACGTGAAGTTCGGCGAGGAGATGGAGGCAGACACCGGCCGTGAGTCCGGTGTGGTCGAGGAGACCGCCGACTTCCTGTTCGGCATGTGGAACGAGGACGCCCGCAAGGGGATTCGGGACGACGAGCGCACCGGCAAGGTCACGCTGAAGATCCTCAAGTCACGTCACGGTGGCGTTGGCTCCCGGCTTCAGCTTCAGTTCGCCCGCCACTCGCTGGCCATGGTCCCGAGGGGCGACAACGAGACGCTGTTCCAGCGGGCCAAGAACGAGCTGGACTTCAAGTTCGACCTCGACCCGAGTGGGGTCACCGCCTTCGAGCAGGCCATCTACCGCCACTCGACCAAGGACGCGTCCTTCCCCTTCGACCCTGCCGCCTACGAGCGCTGGGCCAAGGTCATCAACCCGTCGGGAGTCATGCCGCCGCCGGCAGAGGACGGTTCGCCCCTGATCACCCTCATTGAGGAGCCACACGTCTGATGGGCATCCTTCGCCTCGACCACAACGACGTCAACGACCGTTTGACCTTCGCCGACTACTGCCGCCAGGAGCTGGGTATCAAGCGCCCGCTGTCCAAGGAGTGGAAGTTCGTCAACACCGAGCTGAAGAAGTTCTGGGCGATGCACCCGAACGCCACGTGGGGGACCCTCACTCGAGCGGTGGCCGTGATGAAGAAGTGGAAGGGCAGCCGCTGCGACAACCTGGGCTCGCTGGTCAAGGTCGCCAACCGGATGGTGCATGAGGGCGACATCACCGTGGCCGAGCCCGTCGAGACCGATCTCGACACGGCGATCCTGGACGCCTGCGCCAAGGAGACGGACAAGAACTGGCGCTACGCCCTCTACGGCGCCCGAGGCGACGTACAGCAGGCCCTCCTGGACCGCTGGCGTGCGGAGCGAGAGCCCCTCCTGTGACCCACCCCGAGACCATGGTCCTGAAGATTGGGACGGCCACGACGCTCTGCTACGGGACCTTCGCGTCCATCTCCAAGTTCGTGTACGAGTTCGTGCCGACGTGTCGGCGTTGTACGGGGTGCTCGGTGCTCTCAGCCGGGACCCTCTTCTGTCGGACCTTCCAGGAAGAGGTCGTCGACGACAACGTGGCCGGGGAGTGCCGGGAGTACCAGCCCCAGTGAGTCACACGCCAACGATCGTTCGTGGCGTGCTCCTCTGTCGCTGCTGGTGCGACACCCACTACGTGCAGGTCCCCGATCACCTCGTGCTCCGGGGCCTCACCTTCCCGTGCAACCTCGGGCGTTGCTACGACATTGCCGTGTCGAATGGCTGGCATGGTCCCGCTTCTCCGGCGAAGCGCAAGGGCCTTTCACCTCAACAGATGGCCACCTACTACAGAGCATCCACCACATGATCGTGCGAGTGACTTACGCTCTCGCACCAGTCCAGAACAGGAGACAACGAGATGGGTGATCAGCGCTTCGACGGCGTGGACGTCGAACTCTTCGGGGGACGCTTCAAGGGCGCCTTCGACGTTCCCGAGGACCAGGGCTCCGACATGGCCTACGACGAGGTGTACTCGTTCGTGGTGACCGCACGTGTCGGCGACGTGGACTTCCGGGAGAACAAGACCGGCGACCTGCGCCGCATCAACGTGCTGGAGCTTCAGGAGGTCGTGGTCCTCACGCCCCAGCTCCACTCCCTGGTGTCGAGTGCCCTGACCAGCGGTGGCGCTGCTGCCCCGTCGGCTCCCGCCTCGAGCGGTGGTGGTACGAGCGCCGCTTCCGCCCAGACCCCCGGCATCGACAACCTCTCCGGCCAGACGACCGTTGACGAGCAGATCGACGCCCTCCTCGCCGAGGAGGAAGGCGACGACGACGACGAGGACGACTCCGAGTCCACGCTGCGGATCGAGTCCACCACGAGGCTCCCCGACCCCGACGAGCCCACGGGCCAGGTCGAGCAGGTCGGTCGGGTCCAGGGTGGCGGCGACGAGCATCTCCGGAAGTTCCTGGAGGACTGATGCCGCTCCGCCCCACCGACGAGGAGGTCATCCCCCTCGGGGTCCAGTTCACCGATGAGGTCGTCATCGTGTCGTACCTGGAGCCCCGAGAGGTCTCCGAGGCGGCCATGATCCAGAGGTCGATGACCATCGACCCGGATCAGGTCGAGGAGGAGTTGGAGGACCTGCGCATCGCCGTCCGCAACATCATCGACGCCGGTGCCCTGCTCATCCGCAAGCCCCCCAGCAAGCTCTCCCGTACCGCGGCGATGGTGCGCGCCGAGACCGGCGAGGACCCTGAGGTCGACTGAGATGGCCGAGGAAACGGTCGTTCGGAAGGCCCTCAAGGAGGCGTTCCGGGAGGCGTACCACCGCGACCACGCCAACTCGGCGATCCACTGCTCGGAGGTCCAGTTCCGGCCCCTGACGATCAGCCTTGCTTCGGCTCTCGTCGAAGACGGGAATGGGACAGCCCCGGGTGAGGTCTGGGAGGCACTGCGATGGGAGAGGCCGGGATCTTGATGGCCGGGCGGTCGAACAGCCGCCCACCACTCGTCACGTACCAGCTCACCGGCTTCCGGTCGTTCAGTCCGCAGCCCCCGCACCGGATGGTTAGGGGCATGATCGAGATCATCCACCCCTGGTGACCGGCCGCGTGACAGTCCTGGGGGGTGATGATCACCGGAGGGCCAACTCGATGACATCGACGGCGTGCCACGCTGTCGGGAGGGGGCAGGAGTTCTCGCAGATCTTGCAGCGCATGTGGACGGGGTGGTCGATCCGGATGTCGTCCACGGTGGTCCGTAAGCCCGGTGGCCTCACGAAGATCCGCTGGGGCGCCGTACAGGTTCCCTCGTCACGAGCGGGGCAAAAGACTCGCATGGACGGCACGCCGAGCTGCCAGGGCGAAGGCTGGTTGCCGCTCATGAGGACAGGATAGATGCCCAACACCAAGCTGCGCTGCACGGTCTGCCGGGAGTACAAGGCGCGGGACGACTTCTACAAGGCGTCGAGCCTCGAGAAGGTCTGCTCTGAGGAGTGCTGGGCCGAGATGCGCAACAGTCGCTCGGGCTCCTCGCCGGCGAGGTCCGGCAAAAGCTCTCAACGGTCGTTGAGTCGGAGCAAGCCTGCTCCCCCCGTGCCACGGCGCCGCATCAAGGACCCGATGCCCCCCGGCCGGCGTGACGAAGTGTTGGCCCGGGACGGCTCTAACTGCCGGTTCTGCTCCAGGTGGTACTCACACCTCCACGTCCACCACATCAACTACAAGTCCGAGGGGGTCGACCACCAGGCCCACAACCTGATCACCCTCTGCGACGAGCACCACACGCTCATGCACTCCAACAAGCGCCACTGGAAGCCGATCCTGCTCGCCGTCATCTGGGAGCACTACGTCAACGGCCGTTTCTACACGGTGCCGATGATGGAGATGAAGCTCGAGCGCTTGACCTGACTGGTATGGTTCTCGGGCCGTGATAGATCTGCTCCTGACCCCTGCGCGCACCCTTGTCGGTGTCGCCCTCTCGCTCCTCTGCCCGTTGGAGGCTCAGCGCCTCGCGGACTCGAAGCGGTCTACCCCGTCGGACGCTGCTGAGGCTTGACCCAGCTCGACGGCCACGGTTCGTCGACCCAGCGAGGGCAGTTGCAGTCGTCACCACCGGAGTCCGTCCACATGCACCGCTCGTCCATATGACGGGCTCGGGGATGCCCGCATAGAGCGCACCCGGTGGAGGCGCTCAGCGTGGTGGAAATCGACTCGATCGGCATAGCTCGGTCTGCTATCATAGGGGACCAACCACAACGAAAGGAGACTCTCAACCCGCAGGCTTTCTCGGCGGATCTTCTGGGGAGTCGGTTCGCCAGATACAGGCCGGTCCTTCGGGACCGGCTTCTGCGCGTCTGGGGTCAGAACCCCGACAGCCGCCAGGTGATCGGACCCTGGCACTGGCAGCCCAGAAGGCTGGTGGCCGTGCAGACCCCCGAGGGGTGGTGCCGCCCGAAGAGTCCCGCTGCGGTGTAGTCGGTCCCGAGGTACATGCAGATCAGGATCATGGGTCGGTCCGTGATCAGCCATGGGGCGTCGGTCTGACTGTGCCAGTACCACCACCAGGCCGCCGCGGCCATGTCGGGGGTGGGGGTCATACCTGTCCTATCGACAGGATCCGTTCGCTGTTCACGCATTCGTGAACGCCGAACACTTCGTGTCACCGTTCGCCGACATTGCCCGGGTGTCACCGTTCGCTTACATGGCATCCACGTTTGGTGCTTGGGCGTCTGCAAGACTCAGTTTCGCCCACCCGCTCACCGATCCCTATCGAGGTACTGATGGACCTGCTCGACGAGTTCCACGAGGCCCAGGCCGGCAAGCGCATCGTGCGCTGTTCCGTGACTGAGTTGCTGAAGCAGCTCGATGATGACGAACGCGTTGCGGTCGAGAAGGCCATCGACGATCACTCCATCATGGGCACCACGATCTCCGAGGTGCTCAAGGCGCGGGGCCACAAGCTCGGCGCCGATGCTGTCCGCCGTCACCGTCGAAAGGTCTGCTCTTGTGAGCGTTGATGCCCCGTCCTTCGAGGACGATCTCGCCGCAGCCACCCCGTTGCCCGCTCGCCTGAGCCGCATCGCTGAGCTGCTGGAGAAGTCCAACATCTCCGAGGACGAGATCGGACGGATCGAGAAGGTGAGGATCGGCGAGCACGAAACCGCCATCAAGGTCCGTGAGGCTCTCTACGACGACGACGGCAACCCGACCGGTGAGTACACCGACCGGATCGAACTGGTCACCCAGCGGGCCGACAGCCTGCTGATCAGCCCCACCTGGGAGACCGGTCCTGAGTGGCCCGTCGTCCAGCAGGCTGCCCCCACCACCATCAAGCCGGTCAAGGCCGCACGGCCCCAGCAGCTCGACGGCTGGCACACCGCCGTCATCCTCCCCGACACCCAGATCGGGTACCGGAAGTTCCTCGACACCGACGAGCTGGACCCCTTCCACGACGAGAAGGCCATGGCGGTGGCCCTGAAGATCCTCCGCTACCTGCGACCCGACGTCATCGTGAACCTCGGTGACTTCGTGGACTTCCCCGAGTTCGGCAAGTACGAGCAGGAGCCCGAGTTCGCCCAGACCACCCAGCAGTCCGTGGACCGGGCTCACCGGTTCCTGGCCGAGCAGCGTGCCTGCGCCCCCGAGGCCGACATCCGCCTCATCGAGGGCAACCACGATGCCCGCCTCCCGAAGTCCATCGCCCGCAACGCCATGAGCGCCCTGCGGCTCCGCCGGGCCGACGCCCCGGAGAACTGGCCGGTGCTCAGCGTTCCCTTCCTGCTCCGGCTGGACGAGCTGGGCGTCGAGTACGTGGCGGGCTACCCGGCCGGGATCACCTGGATCAACGAGAACGTGGCGTGCATCCACGGCTTCAAGGTCCGCTCGAGCGCGTCGACCGCTGCGGTGGTCATCGACGACGAGCGGGTCACGACCATCTTCGGTCACATCCACCGGATCGAGATGCAGTCCAAGACCCGACGCACGAGGGCTGGCGCCAAGCACGCCTTCGCCGCGTCTCCCGGGTGCCTCTGCCGCATCGACGGTTCGGTGCCCTCGGTCAAGTCGGCCACTGACCCGATGGGTCGTCCGGTGCCGACGGTGGAGAACTGGGCGCAGGGGCTCGGGGTCGTGACCTACGAGCCCGGTGACGGTCGCTACGCCTACGAGCAGGTGGCCATCTACGACGGCGAGGCTACGTTCCGTGGCAGGAGGTTCGAGGCGTGAGTGACGGACAGCGGTACGAGACCGGCACCGACCTGCACCTGCCGCCCGGGCAGGCGTACCGGTTGGAGAAGGCCCGCACCTTCCACCTGCTCCGCGAGGAGGACGTCAGTGGCGTCTCCGGCGTCGGTGTGGTGGCCTGGGGTGTCGCCTTCCCGGATGGCAAGGTCGTCACCCGGTGGCGTTCCCGGAGCGCACAGACGGCGTGCTGGGACTCCATCGAGGACGTCGAGGCCGTGCATGGCCACGGTGGTGCCACGACGATCGTTTGGGACGACGAGATGGGCGACGACCTGCTCGACCTGGACGACGAGGACGACTGATGAGCGTGTCGGTCCTCCGTGACATCTGGGAGCGCCTGAAGCGCACCCGACCTCGCCTGATCGGCCTCGCCTGAGGGGGATGTCAATCCCTCGTTCGGGGGTGCCGACATGGTGACCATGGCCGTCACGGACACACCAGTTGCCGAGGATGAGAACGGCGACTCCGAGTTGATCCTCAGTGCCGACGACGTGCGTGTCGTGGTGCGGGAGGGCAAGCTCACCGTCGAGATCGACATCCGGGACCCCGAAGGGCGGATCATCCGAACGGTGCGGTGACCTTCAGCGGCGTGTAGCCGCCAATCGCCAGGCACTTCCACGTCCGGGGCAATCCCCAAGCGACTTCCAGCGAGCATTCGTCGCAAGTCACCTTGCCGCCGTAGACCCAGCGAAGCGACAGCACTCCTTCGTGGGTGCAGTTGAGTCTCGATTCGGCGCTCATGCGATCTCCACGCTGATCCAGTCGGCCTTCCCGTCACCGAGGTGAGCGCACTTCGGGCACCGGTCGGTGTGGATGGCGACGGTTCGCCAGTAGCTGTTGCGGGCAGCCTTGTCGTTGGCCGTGAGGGACAGGATCCAAGTGAGGGGCAGGTCGATGCTGTACTTGGGCTCGCACACGCACTCGACCGTGCAGAAGTTCTGACGCTCGATCTGGCGCTCGAACTTCTGCCGGACCTCCCGCACCCGCCTGGCTCGAGGGGGAAGAAGGAAGTCGAGCTTCACGGCTGCTGCTTGCGGATCGGGTAGCTGAAGGTCCCGTGCGGGAGGTTGGTCATGTAGCCGCGGTACATGGCGATCCGCTCCTCGGCCCGGTCCATGTTGCGATCCTTCTGGCGAGCCCGCTTGCGCTGCTTGGGGGTCTTACCCGCCTGCGGCGGGACCCGAGGGCGGGAGCGCAGTAGGCCGAGCCCCTGCCAGGTGGCGGGGACGTTGTCGCGGTGCAGGAATCCAATGCAACCGCACGCCACGTCCTTAGTGGGGACGCCCGAGCATTGCGTCCTGCGGTTCGGGTTCTGGGCGTGCTGGTTCCGAGGGTGCCAGCAGAGGGCGCACCTTTCCTGAGCGCTCACGAGCCGGTGAACGTGAGGCCGGTGAGGGGATAGCCGGGAGTCCGGGTTACGGCCCCGAACCAGGTGATTGGACACTCGGCGAAGTCGAGGGCCATTGGGCACGATCCCTCGGAGGAGTGCCTCTTGACGTGGCGACCGCAAAGTGCGCACGTCCCCTTCCAGGGGTTCCATTCCATCACCGCTGTCGCGGTGAACTTCATCATCGTGCCCACCTCGACAGGCTACCATTGCCATCATGCACGTGACGGAGCTGTTCGAGGCCGGCGCCCTTGAGGCTGAGGTGGAGTCGGGCGCGGTGAAGCGCCAGGTCCACCCGACGCGCCCACTGGCGATCTACAACTACTCCGACGTCTGCCAGTACCGGAGGATGTGGAACCCGGTCAACGCTCAGTGCCGGGGGCTGATCATCGACACCGAGAGCGGCGAGGTCATCGCCCGGCCGTTCCCAAAATTCTTCAACTACACCGAGACGGCGATGCCCAAGTTCGCCCTCAACTCCCCCCCGGTGGTGTTCGACAAGCTCGACGGGTCCCTGGGCATCTGCTACCCCGACGACACCCAGCCGAGCGGTCACGCCGTGGCCACGAGGGGCTCGTTCGCTTCCGAGCAGGCTGCCTGGGCCACGGCCCATCTCAACGACCGTTGGCCCGACTTCGCCCCGCGCGCCGGTGTCACCACCCTGTGGGAGATCGTCTATCCCGAGAACCGGATCGTGGTGAACTACGGCGACCGGGCCGAGCTGGTCCTGCTCGCAGCCATCGAGGTCCACACCGGCCTCGACGTGCCCCTGTGGGAGGTCGACTGGTGGCCCGGGAGTGTGGTTGACCACCTCGGCCAGATGCCCCACGTCGATGACGCCTACCGTCACGGCACCTCCAACGAGTATGAAAGCCTGGAAGGGGTCGTGGCCGTTTGGTACCGCCCGGACCAGGAGAGCTTCCGGCTCAAGATCAAGCACCCCGAGTACGTGCGCCTGCACCGGATTGTCAGCAGCCTGTCCAACCGGGCGGTGTGGGAGACCCTCTCCAGGGGCGAGTCCATGGAGCAGGTGATCCTCGAGTCCGGGCTGCCTGACGAGTGCTTCGAGTGGGTCCGCAAGTGGGAGGACACGCTGCGCGCACAGTATGCCGAGCAGCGGTCCACCGCGCTGGCCGACTTCGACCGGATCATGGAGTCCTTCGACGAGAACGACCCCCCGACCGGGGGCAAGGCCCGTCGGCGGTTCGCCGAGCAGGCCAAGCTGACGAAGTACCCGCACCTCGTGTTCAAGCTGCTGGACGGCAAGGACATCACCGAGATGGTCTGGAAGGGTTGCTACCCGGAGATGCGGGAGGCGTGGTCGGGCCTGGAGGCTGAGTGACGGATGACGGCCTGGTCGACTACAAGACGAATCGCATGTGGTGGATCTCGGTCCGCTGCATCGCATGTGGCGCCGCTACGCAGGTCATGCCACCCGAAACATGGTTGATGCCGGCTGCCGGTTGGGGTGCCTACGTGAAGATGGACGAGCACGGATGTGACGCCTGTCGTCGGGGCGCTGTAAGCTCAAGCGCATGAAGATCGTCGTGTGCAAGGGAGTCCCCGCCAGCGGGAAGTCCACCTGGGCTATCGCGCAGTGCGCCAAGGGTGGTTGGGCTCGGGTCAACAAGGACGAGCTACGGCGAATGCTGCACCCCGACGCCAACGACCCGATGGGCTACCACTGGTCCAAGGGCAACGAGAAGGTCATCATCGCCGCCCGGGACGGTGCGGTGCGCGCCGCCCTCGACCGAGGTCAGAGCGTCATCCTCGATGACACCAACATCGCCCCGGTCCACCTCGAACGGATGCGACAGATCGCCGCGGAGTACCCGGGAACGACCGTTGAAGAGAAGGTCTTCGACGTCGGGCTCGACGAGGCCCTGGTCAGGGACCGGGATCGGAAGTACGCCGTCGGCCCCAAGGTCATTCGCAAGATGTTCAAGGACATGTACGGCACCGTCGACGCCTTCGACCCCGAGCCGGATCCCGAGCTGCCCTGGGCGATCATCTGCGACCTCGATGGTACGCTCTCGCTGATTCACGACCGCAGCCCGTATGACGGCAAGAGCTGCGAGACCGACCGGTTGGGTGAGGCCGTGGCCGAGGTCCTGCGCCGCTTCTCCACCGACCACGACGTCATCCTGATGTCCGGACGGGACGACGATGCCAAGCCGCACACCGAGCGCTGGCTGGCCAAGCACGAGATCCCCTACACGCACCTCTACATGCGGACCACTGGGGACCGCCGCAAGGATGCCGAGGTCAAGGAAGAGCTGTTCAACGGCTACGTGCTCGGCGTCTACAACATCCGCTTCGTCCTCGATGACCGCAACCAGGTGGTCGAGCTGTGGCGGCGACTCGGGCTGCGCTGCTTCCAGGTGGCCCCGGGAGACTTCTGATGGTCACACGAGCGCTCAGGGACGCCTGGAGGGGCTTCTGGCACGCCCTGGTGGCTGGAGCACCTATCGTTGCAGTACTGATCGTGATCCTTGTCCTCGCGGGCTGAACCGAGCATGAAAGGCGGCGTCATGAACGACCGTAGAGTCCACGCCAGATCCAGGGGGGGCCTCGAGGTGGTCCGCTACGACCGGGCCGGGAAGTGGTACCTCGAACCCGGTAGGGAGGACCTGCCCCGTCAGGCGGTCACGATCGCCGACGCAGTGAAGACGGCGAGGTTCATCGAAAAGGACGACGGCGAGGTCTTCCGGGGCCTGCCGGGCGGCTCTCGCTTCGACAAGCTGCTGGGTGTGTCGTGAGGCGCCTGCTGGGTGCGCTGGCACTCACCTTCCTCCTCGCCTCCTGCGGCGATGACACCGGCGTCGATGAGGGCGAGCCGAGCGACGACACCCAGTTCCCGGAGTCGGGCCACAGGGGTGACGTCTACACGACGATCGTTCAGGGCGAACTCGACGAGTACGAGTGCATCGTCCTCGACGGAACCGGAACCGGCGACAGTGACATGGAGTGCCCTGATGGCAACGGTGACGACTATCCATAGCTGGTGGGTGGCGATCTCCCGGGACCCCGAGTCGGGGGAGCCTCGCTACACGACCATCGACCGATGGGAAGACCTCAACGGTCACGTCCGGGTCGAGTCCCATCCCTCCACCCACCGGGACGTCGCCCAGGCCACGATGAAGGGCAAGATCCGTGGCTGAGGCGACATCGAAGGAGATCCGACGGGCGATGCGAGCCGCGGTCCATGAGGTGTGGTGCGGCACCCCGCCCTCCTGCGGGCTCGCTCCGGCCTCGGTCAAGTGCGCGGGCTCGGCCAACGAGCGGGAGCTGACGGCGATCATCGCCGCGCTCCGCGAGGACTACGTGGTCACGCCCCGATGAGGCGACGACGCGGTGTTGAGTCTCCGGTCCGGACCCCCGAAGAGCGGGTGATCCCGGGCCGTCTTTCGACGGTCGTTGTACCTCCATCGACGAACGAGAGGACGACTACCGGTGCCCGAACCCCTGCCTTCCCGACAACACCCTCTGCGCCGAGTGCCTCGGGCAGATCAACAAGCTGCTGGACTGGATGGAGTCGATCCCGTGACCGAACCGGAGCATGAAACCTGCGGCATGACGTGGGCCATCTGGGCCTTCTGGGGAACGGTCGGCGTCCTCGCCCTGACCGGCGCGGTGATCCTCGGGAGCGTGCTCTGATGGGCGTCCCCTACGAGGCGGCCCGGGACGAGTGGGCCAAGCGGAAGGTCGTGGCGTACCGGAAGTCGTGCCACGAGATGGGTCATCCCGAGTTCTTCGAGCTGGCGAGCGCCTACGGGACCCAGCCCAAGCCCAAGCCCATGCCGGTGGTGGAGGCCAAGGACGTAACGATCGTCGACATCGACATCGACCCCGGCGGCAGCACCCAGATCGGGGACATGACCTGGGACCACGAGAACCCGTCGATCGAGATCATCTACACGATCCCCGGCATCCTGGGTCGGTGGGGTCACGACAAGCTCACCTGCAACGTCGAGCTGGACTTCGGCGAGCTGGTCAAGGAGATCGTGGAGATCGCCGAGGAGCTGGCAGCCAGCTTCGTCTGTCTGCCGAACCAGTGATCTGCTCCTTCTGCATGAACCGGCGCCACGTCCGTTGTGGTGGACGTCGTGGCTGCACCTGTTCGGTCTGCGCCAAGCCCAAGGCCAGGACCACCGTTCCGCTGCGGGATCACCCCGTCACCGATGTCGGTTCGGTTCCGGCTGAGCCCAACGACTTCACCGAGTGCCGGCCAGGTCAGCTCGAGGGCCGGCGGAAAGCGGTTGGAACGACCGTTGAAAGCAGTAGATCTCGTCGAGCTGGGCGAGCCCGTCGTCGAGTCCCCACTCTGAGCGAGGAGCAGATCGACGAGGCCGTCCGGCTCTACAACGAAGAAGGACTGACGCTCCGGCAGGTGGCCGAACGACTCGGCGGCAGCGTCAGTCACGGACAGGTGGCCTACGTCTTCAGGCGCCGAAGGATCCCGACGAGGAAAGCGATGGAGACCGATCAGGTAGCGGTCGACCGGAGCCACATCATGTGGGCACTGGGACTGACCAAGACCGAGATCGCCAACGCGTTGGAGGTCTCTTGGACCTCAGCCGATCGCTACCTCGCCAAGCCCAGCCCCTTCAAGGACTGGAAGCGGCCCGACAACGAGCGTTGAGAGGGCAGCGGCGGACGACAGGTCCTCCTGTCGAACCACCTGGAACCAGTCGTTCTGGTTGACCCTCCAGGTCTTGGGGATCGGGGACTCCAGGTACTTCACGAAGCTCCCAGCGTGGGCCTCGAGGACATGCACCGACATCCAGAGCTTGCCTGGCAGGCAGGTGGGGTCATCGGCCATGACGAAGGAGTGGCACTCCGAACAAGCCACCAGGCCGCACGGGTCAGGAGGCACCGCGCACCTTCACCGAGGTCGCAGGGATCCCGAGCTGGAAGTGGGGGATGAAGCACACCCAAGAAGCGGGGAACCGCTGAAACGCATCTCTGCCGTCCACTCGGACCTGGACGCAGGGCAGATCGCTCACCGCGCTGCGATAGAGCATGACCCAAGTGGTGGTCACGAGTCAGTCGTCCCTCAACGACCGTCGACGGACCTCAAGTCCAGCCTCGTCGAGCAGCTCCATGATGTAGTCAACGGCTTGAGGGCCGAAGAGATATCGGTTCTTGTTGGGCAACATGCTGTTCCGGAGGATACCGGTCTCGGGGTTCCGGAAGATCTCGCAGAACGCCTCGTACTTCGGCTTCATGTAGGCCCAGGGAGGAACGAGTCGCTCGACGCCCTTCGACAGGACCTGGCGGGCCAGCTCTTCGTCAGTCACCGGACCATGTTGAGAAGGGTGCCGAGGAAGAAGCAGACCGATCCCGTCATGTAGAGCACGTTGGGCAGCCACTCGGGAATGGTCACCAGCTCCAAGCCTTCCTGTAGAAGTCGACCATCCAGTCACTGATGGCAGCTCGAGACGGCTCCCAGGGCAGCTCAGAACGATCGTTGAAGATCAGGCTTTCAAGCTCGGCTTCAAGTTCGTTGGCCGCGGCGATGGCCTCCTCGAGGGGGACCTTCCCCTGACGGAGGTCGAGGAGCCAGCTCCTCATCGGCTGCTGCATGGGGAGGTGCATCGTGCCCTCCTTGAGGTACTCGACGCCCATCACACCGAGCCGAACCATGTGCATGGCGTACTTGGTGTCGAAGCCGTACTTCTCGATCAGCTCGGGGCGGTTGACATGAGCCCCACCTCGGAGACCAAGAGCCCGATCTCGTTGAGCGGTGAGGTAGCCGAGGAACTGCTTGCCGGCGGACCTGGAGCGAACGAGAGCTGGAACCTCAGCTCGGACCTGATCGCCGAGAGGGTTGGTCAGACAACGGTCGTTTGGAGTGAAGAGCAGCAGCAGGATCGAGGGGTTCCCCTTGACTGCCAGCCGCATCCACTTCCGGAGGCCGTAGATAGTGAGGTCAAGGTCGCCGGGACCGGACCGCTCTCCCTCCGGCTTCGACCTCCACTGATGCTGGTCGAATGGTTCCAGACCTAGAACAACTGAGGGAGGCTCGAAGCAAAGACCCATCTCATCTCGGTCACCGAGGCCGTCAACGGTCGTTCCGTAGACCTCACTACCGGCAGCAGTGAGGATCATGGTGTTGGCTTCGACCCAGGGCTTCGCCGTGGCCAGGGCTGGGGTAGGAGGATGATCAGTCATAGATATAGAGTGTCGGCTTCGACGCTCCCGGACCGCATGGTTTCCCCAAAGCACTGCCTGCCATGCGGTCCCGGGAGCCGTCTATGCGACCAGTCGCCTCGCTTCGTTCAGGGCACCTTCGACGTTGCGGAGCACGTTCAGCACCCCGGATCGCCAGGTCGCGTGCGCGGCGCGTGAGCGCAGATACGTTTCGCGACCTTCCTCTCCCAGTGAGAGGCACTCGACCTGCTTGTGGGCCAGGTCTGCCTTCCGGTGGACGATCTGAAGCTCGAGCTTGCGCTTGATGGTGCAGAGCCCGTCGTACCAGTCGTCCGGAACACTGCGGAGCTGCTTGGCCAGGTGGGCAGGCGCGAGGTCGCGCATGTCCCGGTTGATCAGCTCCAAGAACTCGTCGGGGTCCAGGTCCTCGATGTCTGCGTAGACACCGAGGTTCATGTCCCGAGGGTCAACGGCTCCCACACTGGCTCCTTTGCGGTTTGACGTTCGCCAAGGTTCTAGCAGCCAGCGTGGGGCCGCTGGTGGATCCCCATCGAGAGTGACTGTGCGCCCGTCCGCACGTCACCCTCCGGCATTCTGCAAGTAGCTCACACCAGGTAAACAGCCCCAACCGGGACCGCACTTCTGTGCTACGAGTAGCCAGGCTTTGCATCCCGGCAGATCATCCGAACGGATGGGTACCTTGCGTCCGGATGAACGGTGACCTCACTTCGTCACCTTGTAGAGCGCACGGTCGGACTCGAACCGACGACCCAGGGCTTTAGAGGCCCCTGCTCTACCAACTGAGCTACGTGCGCTTGGTCGCCGCCCCGACCGGCGCCAGTGCGGGTGGCTTTGACCCCACCCGGGGCAGGACTTCCCACCATATCGGATCCGATATAGCGGGCGGCTGCTCGCCGTGATCTCAGGTCGCTACGGCGACCTCCCTACCCAGCAGGGGCAGGTCCGACAGGAGTCGCCAGTGCGGGCTGGGGCCGATGGCCACGGCGGTCGCCTGGTTCCCGATGTCGGGCTCCCGCATCATCGAGCACGGAACCCCGAGCGCGGTGAAGCGGTCTGCATACTGGAAGAGGGCGTCCTCGTCGGGGACGCTCAGGAGGATGAGGTAGGAACTCTCATCATGCCACCGGCCGGTCTCAGCCTCATGCTCGATGGCGAACTGGAAAGCGGCGTGCGCTGCCTGCGCTGCCTGCATACCAGTGGGAAGATCCTCGCGAACGAGGATGTAGAGGTTGCCGTCCCGGGGGCCGGAAACCTNNCGACGTCTACGTCAACTTCCGGCCGGAGATCGAGGGAGAAGGACCCACGTACCGGTCGCTGGGTCGAAGAGCTGCGCCCCTCGGCCCGGGGCCGAGCAAAGGCGCAGTTCCGTCCCATCAGCGGCCCACTGGTCGAGCGTCTTGCGCACGTGGGCCACGTAGTCGGTCTGCCGGTCGGGGGCGAAACCGAACGTGGCGGTGCCCGTGATGTGATCCACGGCCCGCTTCTGGCCGACGTGGGTCTCGTCGCTGCTGGCCGACACCCGGAACTCGCCGTCGCTCGCCGTGTACTCGAGGATGAAGTGCTGGTCAGCCTGCACGCACTCGGTGATGACGACGTTGTAGAGGTCGATGTCGAGGTCGGGGTCACCCGGTCGGGAGACCTTCGGGTCGGTGATCATCGACTCATCCCATCCAGGGACCGTTGATGCGCTCCCAGCGCTCGTAGTCCTTGAACTTGAGCTTGGTCAGCACACGCCGCCCCGCGCGGTCGTTGAGATCTACCAACGGTCGACCCACGATGCCCTCGGGCTGGAAGTGGTCACCCCAGCGGGACACGAAGCCGTTGCCGGTCATCAGCGTCTCGGCGTCCACGATGGGCAGCCCAGCCGCGTCCCGGGGAGCCCCGGGCCATGCGCCGAGCCCGAACCCGCTCTTGCGGATCGGGAAGATGCCGACCTCGGGAACAACGTCGACACCGAGCCTGCGCCCGACGTCCTTGACGTCCTCCCAGCGGAGCCACCAGTCGCCGACCATCACGTCGAACAGGACGAAGGCCGGCGTGTCGCCGTAGTTGCCGCCCTTCTGGATGCGGGGGCCGTAGCCCTCGCCGTAGAGCGTGACGCTCGCTCCGTCCAGGTCCGGGAACACGGTCTCGAACGGGGCCTGTTCCATCAGGGCGACGAGGGCGTCCACTAAGAAGGGCGGGATCTGCGCCTGGTCTGAACGACCGTTGATGAAGGCGTGCTCGTTGCCCCGGAACGACCCGTCGGCGGCGTACTCCAAGCGGATGTTGGTGCCGTCGACCTTCTCGGTCCAGAGCCACGAGTTGCTGGCCAGATACCCGATCTCGGGCGTGGCCCACGACATGATGTCGATGACGCCCTTCTCATCCCGCTGGTAGCAGGTGTTGATCTTGACGTAGGGCCTGCTCATGGCTGGTCCCCGAGCAGGGCGTCGATCCCGAGCACGCCCAACGTGATGCCCTCGGGGACGTCGGTGTCCTCGGGCTCACGCTCGGCCCGCTCCTGGATCGTGTCGTCGTCGGCGGCGATGGCCTCGACGATCTGAGCCGCTGCCTCGAGCGCGTCGTCGGGCGCCCCGGGGGACATGATGGCCAGGTACTTGCGGAGCCGCTCCGGCCCGGGCGGGAGTTCGCTGAGCTTGGTCAGCTCGTCCGCCTGGACTTCGAGGGCGTCGATCTGCTCGTCGGTGAGACCGGCGTCCTTCATCACCTGTCGGTGCATCGTCATGACGCTTCCTTTCGCTTGGTGGGCATCAGGTCAGACCGAGCAGGCTGAACACCTGTCGCTCCATTCGCTGGGCGTCCCGCTCCTGCTCGGTGTGTTCCGTGCAAAGGCCGGTCAGGGCGATGACGGGTTTGTCGCAGGTGGCGATCTGCACGTCGATCTTGCCCGGCGCGCTGGCGGCGGGTACGCCAACGGCGCTGGTGAGGACGGGACAGAGGCCCGCCGTGTGGTTGTGGAGCCTGGGGAGGAACTCGCCTGCGCTCATGCCGTCGCAGGCCCCGTCGTGCGGTACCGCTCCTGATAGGTCGTCCCGAGCAGGAAGGCGTCCATGAAGATGGCTGCCAGCAGCGGCTCGATGGCGCCAGCCACGGCGGGGTCGACGAGACCCATCCGTGACGTGAACTGGCGGGCACGGTGGAGCGCCATGTACTCGAGCGACTCGTGGTTGACGGTCTCGTCCAGGTAGGCGGCGAAGTCGAAGTCGGCGTCCTCCAACTTGCCGTCCTGTTCGAGCACGACATCGGCCAGGGCCGTGAAGTCCTCGTGGGTGGGTCGGTCGGGGAAGTCCCCGAAGAAGTCGTTGATGCTCATTGTCCGAGCAGTCCTCTCTCTCGTAGTTCGATGCTCATGGCACCGCGGATGGAATGGATCTCTCGACCCCGGTCGGTGGTGGGGTTGAGGACTTCGTGGCGCTCCTGAAGCTCGGACGTGAGATCGCCGAACTGCCGGAGCAGTTCCTCGTCCCCGAGCTTGGTGACGTCCACGGCGTCCTCGTCCACCTTGGCGAAGACGTCTTCGAGCGAGGCGAACAGGTCGCCCATCCCGTCGTCGCCCTCGGGGGGTGGTTCCAGAACGCTCATGTCGTTCCTCCTAGTGGTGGGCCTTCCGGATGAAGGAAGGTGATGGCTTGGCGGCGCTTGAGGTCGTAGCACACGTGCATCGTGACGCCCCTGTATTCGACCTCATGGACCGTGACCCGGTTGGACTGCGACTCGACAAAGGTCGAACGGTTGCCTCGGATCATGGACTCGATTCGGCTGACGTCCCGCTCGCTCAGGTCGAAGCGCTCACGAGCCCTACGAATAGCGTGAGCGCGCTGACTCTCGGTCTTGGGTCGCCGCTGGCGGTGTCTCGTCTTACCCCGGCCCATCAGGGACCCTCCGATCACCGACCCGGAACTGGCCGGTGCCGGGGACGTAGACGAGGACGGGGCAGTAGTCGTTGTAGCAACGCCACCACACCACCCCGTCGTCGTCGCTCGCACGCTTGGGGGCGTTCGGCCACCCCTGCCCACACTCGGGGCAGGGGTGGGTCGTCGGCGCCTGGAGGGGCTCAGCAGGTGGGTAGACGATGGGATCACGCATCCGGCTTCACTCGCTCGAGCAGCGCCCAGAGCTGCTCGTCGAGGATCTGGAGGCGACTCTGCGTCTTCTCCAGGTCCGCTTCGAGCATCTCCGCGTACCCCCCGGCGCGCTCGGCCAGTTCGGCCCGTCGTGCCTGTAGGTCGGCGTACCGGTCCTTGGTGATCCGGGTCTTGTCGTCCTCGAGGATGACCTTCATGCGCCCGAGCAGCTCGTCGATCTGGCCGACGGACTCGTCCATGAAAGCCGACTTGAGCATCTCGCGCTGCTTCTGGTCGTCCACGAGCGGGAGGGAGTGGAAGTTGGCGCCGGGCAGGGCGTTCACCATCTCTTCCAGGTCACGCACCCGGTCGACGTTGGCCTCGCCGACGAAGTAGAGCCCGTCCCGCATGAGGGTGGCCCCCAGGCAGAACAGGATCTTGCGGATCGTCTCCCGCACCGCGTAGGCCGTGAGCAGCTTCTGGCCGCTGGCGTACTCGTTCTTGATGGCGTCGAGGGCGTGTTCCTCGACCGGCCGGCACGCCTGGTCCACGGCCCACGAGACCTGGCCGGGAGCAGCCTTCTGGTTGCGTGGGGCGGGGGCGGGCGGGTCGTAGTGCGTGTTGATGAAGCCCGTCTTGCGCTTGAACGTGATGGTGGCCACGATGCCGTAGAAGAGCTTGCGGTTGTCGGCGTCGACGACCTCCCGCACGAGCTGACGGACGACCTCATCCTTGTCGGTGATCAGCTCCCGCATCATGAGGTTGACGTGGGGACCGTCCGGGACGAGGATCCGCTCCTGCACGCCCTTGGTGGCCCGACGGAACACGTCGACGGGCTTGGGGGCGTGGGGCAGGTGGAACCGGTCGAACCTGCGTGTGACCAGCTCCCGGCAGAAGGTCATGTGGTCGATCTGCGCGGCCTCGGGGACCGAGTAGAAGCAGAGCCGTCCGAGGAAGGCGCTGCTGTCGGCTGCCTCATGAGCCCGCAGGCGCTCGGTGGCGTCTTGCAGGTCCTGGGCAGAGTTGCTTGTGGGCATGGATGTTCCTTTCGTGAACGATCGTTGAGGATAACGCAAAGGGCGGGACCGTGCGAACGCGGCCCCGCCCTGAGCGGAAGTTGGGTTGTGGGCGGTTGACTCAGACGCCGCCAAAGACCCGGCGCACGTCGTCACCGGAGGTCAGCTTCTGGACCGTGAGCACACGCCCGTCGCAGATGGTGTTGAGGGGCTCGTCCTCGGCGTGACCGCCGATCGAAATGCCGTAGCACTTGAAGTCGAGGCGCTTCTGCTCTTCCTTGAACTTGGCCAGCCAGTCCTCGGGGACACCGCACATGCCGTCGGTGGCGAACACGATGTCAGCCTTGATCGCACCCTTGGTGGCGTGCTCTTCCTGGAGGCGCTCCAGCGCCACGTTCAGGGGCGTCACGAAGTCCGTGCCACCACCGAAGTGAAGCTCGGCGAACTCGAGCACCATCTCCGGGTCGAGCCTGCCGGTGTCGAAGTCGTAGGCCCGGAACTCACCCGGCGATCCGAAGTGGATGCCGTAGTACGGGCGCTTCTGCTTCGCCGCGATCTGGAGCAGGCACAGGCCGACGGCCTTCGCCCAGATCTCCCGGTCGCCCGACATGGAGCCGGAGCCGTCCTCGCAGTAGATGATCCCGCCCTTGGCGAGAGCTTCCTCGCCCCGCAGGTGCCACTGCTGGAGGTTGCCCTCGTAGAGCCGACGGATGAAGTCCAGCCGCATCAGCGGGTGGCGCATCCGCAAGATCTCGAGCGGGAGGATGCGGGAAAGGTCCGAACCCATCTCGACGGAGTGAACCTCGTCCCGGGCGTACACCGTCCGCCGTCGCTGCTCGGCGAACGCCATGCGGTGCATGGGTCCGAACAGCTTGGCGATCCGGCGCATCCGGTCGTTGTTCACCTTCTTGGCCAGCTCGATGCGCTTGGAGGCAGGCAGGCGGTGGGCCTGCCCGGGGGCGAGCCCCCACATCTGGCAGGCGTCCTCTCGGGTGCCCGCCTCTTCGATGGCCTTATTCAGGGCCTGCTGAAGCTGGCCCCGGACCTCCTGGCCCGCACCTTCGAGGGATTCTTCGAGCGCCTCGGCGGCGTCAAGCACCGCCTGGCGGGCCTGCTCGATGAGTTCCTGCTGGTCCTGGTAGTTCGAGGCGCCCTCGGCCTCACCGGGCTGGTCTCCCTCACCCGGTGCGGCCTGACCCTCGCCGGAGCCGTCCCCGTCGCCGTCACCCTCCATAGCCGCCGCGAGGGCGTCCATTGCGTCTTGGAGGGCCTGGGCCTTCTCCTGCTGCTTGCGGAGCCGGTCGAAGATCTCTTCGAGGTCGGGCTCCATGTCCACAGAGGCGAGGGCGGCAGCCACGTGGTCGCCGGTGGTATAGGCGCGCATGGCCTCGTACTCGTCGAGGCCGGACGCCTCCCGCATGACGAACCGGTTGACCAGGTAGTTGGCCTGGATGTCAGCCGGGTCGTTCAGGCGGGGGTGCGCCTTGACCAGCTCGAAGAAGAAGTCACCGAAGGCATGGCTGCCGGTCTCGGTGAAGTCCGCCAGGTCCTTGCGGGAGGACTCCAGCATGTCCATCTCTTCGAGCAGGTTCTCGTAGTCGGACGTGTCCCACATGTCGTGGAACACGGTGTGCTTCTCGCGACGCGAGCGACCCGTCGGGTCGTTCAGGAAGTCGTCGATCAGTCCCATTGGGCCATCCTAGTTGATGGGCGGATGTTGGTGGACCCCCTCAGGAATCCAGGTCGGCCACGTCGCCCGGGTTCTTCATCCCGAAGCCCTCATGGACCAGGCGCTCGGCGACGTGACGGAAGGTGCCACGAAGCTCGGGCAGGAGGTCGATCTTGTCGGCGTCCTCCTGGGCGCTGATCTCCTTGACCTCGGTGCGGATCTTGCCGAGCTTGTGGTGGATCTCGACGGACGACTTGGCGACCGCCCTGTCGTCATCGGCCTCGTCCACGGCCTTCTGGAACTCGCCCTCAAGGTCACGCAGGCTGCGGAGCAGCTCCTGCACGCGCTTCTCGGTGGGGTCGGCCAGTTCGAGGACCACTCGGTCGACGGGGTGCTGGTCCTCGGGGCGGTCCCACAGCATGTGCCGGAGGATCCGCAGGTCACGGACGATCACCTGGTCGCGGCCACCGAGCCACGCCTCGGCCCGGATCACCGGCAGGGTCTCGACCCAGCGCCGGTCGGACGGCTCGACGCCATCGGCGGCGAGGTTCTCCCGGAGGGTCACCATCGCCTGGTAGATCGAGGCCGGGATGTTGACCTCGTTCACCGCTGCCTGAGCCTGGGTGACCTCATCCCAGGTGACGACGGGCTCGGGCTCGGCGCCACCCGTGTGGCTGATGAGCATGGCCTCGAAGTTGGACCGCTCGCGCAGCCGGTCGACCTGGAAGCGGAACAGCAGCCGGTCCCACAGGGCGTTCAGGCCCTCGTCGTCGGGCAGCTCGTTGGAGGCTGCGAAGATCGAGGACAGCGGGACCTCGGCCCGGTCGTCGCCGTTGAAGAACATCCGCTCGTTCATGATGGTGAGCAGCGTGTTCAGGATCGAGGACGAGCCCTTGAAGATCTCGTCCAGGAAGGCGATCCGCGCCTCGGGGAGCTTGCTGGTGGTGACCCGACGCATCCGCCCCTGCTCCAGGTCCGGGAGCGAGGGAGGCCCGAAGAGTTCCTCGGGCGTCGAGTACTTGGTGAGCAGCCACTGGAAGTAGCCGCCGTCGCCGACGTCGCTGATCAGGTGGGCCATCGTGCGGATCATCTGCGACTTGGCCGTCCCCGGGGGGCCGTAGATGAACATGTGCCGACGGGACAGGAGGGCCAGCACGGCGCAGCGGCACTCACGGACCCGCTCGTAGTACTGGCCGGAGAGGGTGGTCTCGAACCGCATGAAGCGGTCGTTGAGGGTTTCGGTCTGGGGCATGGTTACCTTTCGCTGATGGAAAGCACGTCCTTCTGGACGGGCTTGAGTTGGGTGATCAGGCACTCGTAGGGGTCCTTGTCGGTGCGGACCGCTCGGAATGCGGGTTGGTAGAGGTGGCCCTGGGCGCCACGGTACAGGTACTTCACCGTGATGACGGAGCCGACGGGAGCACGAAGGAGGTTGCGTTCCGTCATCGAAACACTTCCTACTCCAACGAGTTCGCCGTCGTCAAACACGGCGATCTCCACGGACCGTTTGCCCTCCGGGTGGGGGGCGGTGACGATCACGTCGGCTTCGGCCCAGAGCTTGTGCTTGAGCAGTTGCGTGGACCGGAAAGGCTTGCCGACCTCACCGATCATGTAGGGGGCGTCGAGGTCCTTGAACATGACGCCCTCGCCGCCGGCCTCGGTCACGGCGTCGAGCAGGTGTTGCTTGCCCGCCGTCGTGACGACGTGGGGGACGAGGGAGACGTGGAAGGGAGCCCAGGCGGCGAAGATCGCTTCCAGGGCCGCTCGTCGCTCCCGTAGGGGTGTGTGGGGACCGAGCTTCTCGTGGGGGGTGTCCACCAGGTCAAAGACCCAGTAACGACCGTTGAGGAACTCGCCGTCCAGCACCCAGGTCTGACCTTCACGGAAGACGTCGGGATCGGACAGTTCCTCGATGACGTGGCGACTCATCACCTGCCGGAAGGGTTCTCCGCGCCGGTTGAGTGGGGTCGCCACGCCGTCGGTCACCACGAACATCACGCGGTGTCCGTCCAGCTTCTGCTCGGCAGCCCAGCGGTCGCTGGTGAGCAACCGCCGAAGCTGCGAGTCGGACTGGACTTCATCGGCCAGCATCGGGACGTACATCAGATGTCCTCGAGCCAGTCCTTCACTTCGTGGAGCCGCTCGGTGTTCTTGGCAGCCGCCTTCTCTTCGTCCACGACCCGGGAGTCGACCTGGCTCAGGCCATCTTCCAGGCTGGCGAACAGAGCGCGCTCGTCGTCGGACAGCTCCACGTCGTCATCAGCGCCGTCCATGAAGGCGCTGGGGGTCAGACGCATGATGACCTGCATCATGTCCGGACCGCCTTCGAGGTTGGGAGCCACGTTGATGTGCTCGACTTCGAGGCCGTGCTGCTCCACGAGGCCCTTGAAGCGCTCAGCGAGCGCCCGTAGGCGTTCCATGGGGTTGCTGTTGTCGGTGGGCATTCAGCCCTCCTTTCGGTTGGTGCTCCTGCTGGGGGGACCTTGCGATCCCCCCAGCTTACGGCCCGGAGCGGGGCATCTTCGCTGGCTACCTCGGGCGAGGCGCCTGGCGCTCTTGGTCGTAGGGAGCGGGCGGGAGCCCGAGTGCCTCCCTGGCGATGGACTGCGGGTTGCCCGATTCGGCCAGGATACGGAACAAGGCCCGCTCCATCGCGGTCGCCCTGGCCACCAGTGAGGACTTGGGGTTGGGGGTCCGGAAGTCGTAGAACTCCCGGACTGGCCCCGACCCCTGCTCCCTCAGCCCCGACCGATGCTTCCCCTTGCCGACGATCACGACCTCGATGCCGTGCTCTCGCAACGCTGCGAGGTAGTCCTGGCTGGTGAAACCGTCGGTGACGAACAGGACCTTGCAGTCGCAGTCCACGATCCGCAGGTCGCGCACCCGGTCGAGGATCATCTGGAGGTTCGGTTCACCGCCGTTGATGGTGCCGTCGGCCCATGGCAGGAACTGGCTCTGGGCGCAGCGCCACACGTTGGCGTTGGGGTAGGAGTCGATGAGGTCCTGCACTTCCGCTCGGATGGGCTTGGCCTGCATCGAACCTGAGTCGTCCACGACGATGAACGGGTCGTTCGGGCGGCCGGGCAGCTCCTGCGGGGGCGTGACGGTGATCTCGGGCTTGGGTTCGGGTGCGGCCGGAGCCGAGGGGGTGTTGCCCCCCCGGCTTCCGTTGCGACCACCCTTGCGCTTGCTCACTTGGAGCCGCCGTTGAACGCCTCGATGGCTGCGAGCAGGTCGGTCCCGCCCGTCGCCTTCTCGGCCTTGGCCTTGCGCTCGATCTTGGCGCCGTCCGTCTTGGACAGGCGGGCCTCCAGATCGGCGAGGGCCGCACGAGTCGAGGACTGGTACGACTCGGGGTCGAAGCTGACCTCGAGCTTGGCGGTCATCTCGGCGAGCGCGGCGTCCAGCTTGGGATCGCCGTCGACCTCGACGGGCTCGTACTCGTTGACCTCTTCGGGCCAGAGCACCCGCTCCACGACGATGCGCCCCTCCCAGGTCCGCAGGCGACAGAGCGCCTCACGTCCACGGAGGTTGGTGATCGCCAGGAACACGTGGTCCGGGTTGGAAAGGGCCGTGACGAGTGCCGCACCGTGCGGACCGTCCGGGGTCTCGAAGACCCAGGCGCCGCCGTCGGGGTCGGACCAGATGCGGCCAGCGACCTCATGGGCGGGGTGGACGGAGAGCGAGGCCACGTTCTGCGGCAACGCCGACTCCCGGGCGTGCTCGACCTCGGCCTCGTCGACGAACACGAGCTTGTCGTCGACCTCCTTGGCCAAGAGCAGCTCGTCCTGGGTGTAGAGCTTGGGGTGCTCCGCGTCCTCCTCGTCCGAGGCGATGTAGCGCTGCTTCATCGCGACGGGCTCGGTCCGGTCGGGGCACACCCGCTTGAACGCGTTGGCCTTGTTCCGGTTGCTGATGACGATGGGGAACAGCTTGCCTGTGACGTTGAGCAGTCCCAGGCTGATCGCGAAGTTCCCCACGTAGGCCCGTGGCTTCCGGGCCTTGGTGGCTTCCGCCATGTTGGTTTCCTTTCGTTCGCCCTTGCGGGCTGGGTTTGGATTGTGTGAACGACCGTTGAGGACGGTCAGTCGATGGTGATGTCGGGGACGTGCGGCTCCGAGTTGAAGGGGACGTCGGGCAAGGAGCCGATGACTCGCACGTCGTCCTCCACCATGCTGGACCAGTTCCAGTCAGCCGGGTCGCTGGCCGTCAGGGGGTTATAGCGGACGTCGAGGACCACGATGGCCCGACGGAGGGTCACGTCCCGCATTCGCTGGCCGTCTGCCACTTCCTTCACCCACTCATCGTGCTCGAGGGGCCAGGCGAGAGCCAGGGCGATCCCGAGCTTGTGGGTGTTGGGGTCGAGCAGGTCGAAGATCCGCTTGATCTCAGCGCTCTCATCCTCGGTGCAGTCTGCCAGACTGTCGGCTCCCTCGTCGTTGAGGGCGAGTTGACGCTGGATGCCCAAGGAGTGGAGTTGCTGAGCGCGTTGCTCGGCTTCGGCTTGGTTCACGTGATTGGTCCTTTCGGGTTGACGAGAGCAGCGAAGGCCACGAGGACCCCCGCTCCCTTGAACATGGTGACCATGGCGCTGTCGGCGTAGGCGGTGCTGACGGTGAGGACGACAACAACCGCCGCCACCGTCACCACGATCTTGGCTCGGCTCACCCGCTGGGTGGCTCGACGTCGTTGGAGCGCGTCTCGATGAGGACCGTCTTGGTGCTGGTCGCCGCACCCGGCTCGCTGATGATCGGGATGCCGGTCACGGGTCGCACCCGTCGAGGCTGGTGTCCATGGTCTGGACCTCCGTTGTGGTTGTGGGCGTGTTGGGCAGCTCGTCCTCGGCGCCTCCGATGAAGATGATCGTGGCGGCCACCACCGCGGCCACGGCCAGCCCGATCAGGGAAAGAACCCCGACCGGGAGAGGCCGCCGCCGCGGTGGCTCGTAGGGAACGTTGCCGAGGGTCATGCCGGGACCGGCTCGGGCTCTTCGGCGGTCTGCTCGGAGCCGCAGCCCGGGCAGTAGTCGCCGGGGCCGTTCTCTCCGATGACCTGATAGACCGAGCCGCACACCCGGCATTCGGGCCGCTCGACGCCCTCGTCACCCGCGCTCACGATGGAGCGCAGGTCGAGGGCGAAGTCGGCCACCTCGTCCGAGGACACGAGCGAGCGTCCGCTGGTGGTGCCGAGAAAGGCGTCGATGGCTGCGAGCAGCTTCTCGGTCATCGGCCCTGCTCCGTGAGGTAGTCGAAGCCCTCCTGGTTGAGCCGGCGCCCGCCGCTCTCACGAGCGATGAGGCCCTGCTTCATCAGGTCGACTTCGAGGAACTCCACGTGGCCAGCGGGCATCCCCATGAGCTGGCGGATGGTGTCGAGACCGGCCTTGCCGTGCATCTGGCGCAGGGTCTCGAGGTACCGCAGGTGCTCCAGGGTGAGCCCGGACTGCGTGACGCTGGCCTCTCGCAGGACGGTCTCGGGGTCCTCCAGATCGCCGGTGACGATCATCAGGTCCCGGGCCATCTCCACGATGGAGCGAGCGTTGCGGGGCACGCCGAGGCTGGCTTTGCCGATCTCGAGCGCCCACTCGTCGGGGACGAGCATCCCCTCGAAGCCAGCCATCTGCTTGACGATCTCGGCCATCTCCTGGGGCTTGTAGGGCTCGAACGGGGGCCGGATCATGAAGCGGTCGTAGAGGGGCCGGATCACCTTGTCGCCCTCGGTCGTCGCGGCGATGATGCTGAGGCGCTTGGCCCGCATCTTGATGCCGCGGCGGTCCTGGATCCAACCGTCCTCCAGCAGCGGGAGAAGGCTCTCCTGCCGCTTGGCTGAGGCGCCGTGGATCTCGTCGAGGAACAGGACGCCCTCGAAGTTGGCGACCTCGGTGACGAGCAGTTCCTCGGTGAGCGAGGCCATGATGTGGGTGTGGACTTCCTCCCCCATCGTGGCTCCGATGATCTGGGCCATGGTGGTCTTGCCGCAGCCCGGGGGGCCGAGCAGCAGCGTCGGGGGCAGCGGCTTGCCGCGATCCTTCGCGGAGATCATGGCGAAGCGGAGGCGCCGCTTGAGCGCTTCCTGCCCCACGTAGTCGTCCCAGGTCTCGGGCCTGGGAGCGGCTGTGGTCATGGGCATTCCTTTCGTTTGGGTCTGTGGTGACCCTGGCTCACCAGTGTAAGCCAGGGTGTGCTCACCTGCCGAATGGAGGCGAGCGAGAGGGGGTAAAGGGGTGGACTCAACGGTCGTTGAGTGGAGGCACCTTGCAGCTAGCCAGGTGCTTCTCGTGAAACCTCAGTCCGGGGCGACCTGTTCGAGCATCTCGTCGAAGCTGCCCACGAGGTCGATGCCCTCGGTGTCGGGCATCGAGTACCGACCGTCGATCAGTCCGAGCCGCACGTTGAGGTTGGTGTAGCCGACGACGGCGAGGTAGCCGCCGCACGGGAGGTTGTGTTCCTCCGTCGAGCCGTGGCAGGCCATGATCGTGCGGAAGTCGTCGGAGCCGTCGCCGACGGTGCAGCGGAGGTTCCGGGCCTTGTCGGCGTCGAAGTTGGGGATCGGGTCGGCCGTGGCTCCACGCCGCCAGGGGCAAGTGGGGCAGATGACGCTCACGCGTCACCCTCCTTGCAGCACCGGTCGTGGACCTCGCCGCCCTCCTGGGCGTCGTAGTGCCACACGTCCTCGCCGTCCACGATGGATTCCCCGCAGATGGCGCAGAGGGTCGGCGGCTCCGGGACGCAGTTCACGCAGACGATCGGGTCGTCGGTGGCCACGTCCTCGGGGTCGCAGATCTCCTTCAGGCAGACGGTGCAGTCCGGGTAGGCGTTGGCCCGCATGTCTCCGAGCACCCGCCGCCACCGGGTAGAAGGCTTCCGCAGCTCGCTGCATCAGCGGGTCGATCAGCACCGGGTCGCTGCTGCCGTCCTCGACGGCGTAGTTCATCAGGTGGCCGACCGCGGCGGGGAGGTGGGGGCTCACTCGCTGGAGCACGGCCACGAGGTCGTCCAGGAGTTGCTGGTTCCCGGGGTCGTGGGCCTTGTCTGCGGCCTCACGGAACTCGGACTCGTTCATCACTTCCTCACTTTCTGCCCTTCCCACCAGTCGATGGCGTTCTGGAAGGAGCGGTCGATGATCAGGTCAGCGCCGAGCTTCTCGGCCCACCAGGGGCCGCGCCACTGGGCGTAGCCCGGGCAGGAGTCGCGCTCGATGATGGCGTCGGGGAACTCGGTGGGGTGGATCACGGTGATCCACGGCCAGTTGCTCCGCTGCTCGCCGTTGTTCGGGTAGCTGCGCATCGTGAGCGACGGCCGCTCGGTTGGGAGCTTGCCGATGTCCCACTCCAGGTCGTGGTCCTTGCAGTGGAGGTAGCGGACGAGGGTGTCCTTGACTTCCTCCCACGAGGACTCGCCGGGAGCGTGGACCGCGCCGCGCTCTCGGTCGATCCAATCGACGTCGACTCCCTCGGCGTAGAGCGTGTGGGTCACGATCTCCAACCGGCAGCCTTCGTGGCCGCCGTTCCAGGGCTGGCGGACCCGGTTGGTGCCGTAGTTGGCGAGGGTCGGGTTGAGGTCGTAGTTGGCGGGCATCAGCTCATCCCCACGAAGTGGGCCAGCGCGGTGACCTCGGGGTCGGTCAGGGTCGGTGTCCGGACCTCGAGCGCAGCGCTTGCCGCCTCCTGGAGCGCCCGCTTGGTGTCGGCGGGCAGGGGCAGGTCGTTGATGGTCGGGTTGGCGTCGTCGTAGACGAACGTGGGCTGGTGGAAGGCGTAGCGCATACCCTCCACGGCCTCTTCCTCGGTGTCCGCGTCGGACACCCAAAGGGCTGTCTTCACCGTTGGTTCCTTTCATTGGCGCGGCGTGCTGCTTCCTGCCGCTCTCGGTTGGGCTTGTCCTCGCACCACGAGCAGATGCCGCTCACGGTGCCACCGCTGGCCATGCCGCGGGCCAGGGCTGAGCCGCTGACCCGCACCTGCTTGAAGCGTCGGCACTCGGTGCAGTAGCCGGGGAGCCTCATGCCTCGCAGGCCCGTCGTGCGAGCCCGAGGCGGATGCGAGCGTGCTCCAGTGGGTCGTCGTCGTCCAAGGGGCCGCCCTCGCCGACGACGTTCTCGATGGCACTCAACAAAGCGTCGACCTCGGAGGGGGCGAACTCGACCGGCACGCTCTTGTGCGCTCGGCTCACGACTGGTCCTCAGCGATGAACAGGTCCGCCGGCCCGGAGATGCACCCGCCCGTGAGGTACCGGGACTCGATGATCTGGCGGGTGATGAACGCCTCGTCGACCTCCATCGTGAAGGTCGCCTTGCCTCGCCGGAGGTTCTTGCCGACGATCGTGCCGGGCAGGCCCGCCAGGTACTTCGGCCGAACGACGTCGGAGAGGCGGACGCGGGTGCCGACGGTCATGGCCATCGCGATCGAGGACTTGCGGTGCTTGACGGCCTGGGCGATCTCATCCAGGGCGTCGTCGTGGTCGCCAGCGCGGATGCTGGCGGGGAGGTCAGTCATGGGATTCCTTTCGTTGCTGGTTGTCTGCGTAGGCGTAGCGTGCAACCGGGACGGCTGACCACGCGAGCCAGAAGTAGGCGACGTCGAGCATCGCCGTGGGGTAGTTGCCGGTCCACAGGGACCAGAAGAACTCGGGGACGGCCACGGCCGTCAGGACGTAGATCCAGACGAGGGCGGCGTCACCCCACCTGTCGCCGCGGTCGTGCAGCCACCACAGGAGGATGAACCCCGCGGTCTCGACCCACAGGTCGTTCACGTACAGTGAGGCCAGGTAGATGGCGGCGAACATCACCATCATCCGGTCCAGGATCGGGTTGTCATCGAGCATCCGGCGCCTCCTTGCGTGCCTCGAGGAGGGCGGCCAAACGATCGTTGAGGTCGATCACCTGTTCCCGATCCTCAGGAGACCACCCGTGGTCCCCGTACTCCGACATGAGGGTGTCGGCGAGGTCTCGGATGCGCCTGAGGTGGATGCTCGTGCGGGCCATCAGCGCATGAACTCGTCGAGTCGGGCATCCGGGCCGCAGATGGCGATGAGGTTCGCCAACTCGACGGCGGTGGCGATCCCCTCGGACACGGCCTCGCCGCGGTCGGAGTAGTCGGCCATGCCGAGCCAGTTCTCACGGACGTCATCGGGGGCCTGCGACAGCGAGTCGACGGCCGTGGCCAGCGTCGGGTGGTAGCCGTCGCTGGGGTCGATGTCGCCCTGGCGCACCGCGGTCGAGTAGTTGTCCAGCTCGATGCGGAAGAAGCGCTTGAGGTTCTCGGAGGCACCCACGTCGGGGGTGCCGACGAAGCGCCGGACCTCGGCGATCAGGTCGTTGCCGACGATGCGGCCGGAGCCAGCCTCACCCATCGAAGAACCTCCAGGACGTGTGGGGGTGCTGAGCGACCCACAAGGGGATCTCGTAGACCGTGCGGATCTCCACGTTCTCGAGCCTGAACGCGTAGCCGGGGTCGTCATGCGGGCACACGACGCCGACTCGGGGGTTGTCCCGCTCGTTGTAGGTGGTGAGGACGATGCGGTCACCGTCCTGGGGCCAGCGGTGCTCGGCGTAGAGGCGATGCACCTCGTCGGGGTGGAAGGTCACGGTGAGGGTGGTGCCCTCCCACGCGATGTCCTTCACCTGCGAGCCCGCCTCGTCTTCGCGGGACGCTTCGACGTGCTCGTCGAGGACCCTGGCGACGTCCCGGACGAACTCGGCGTCGGTCAGTAGTGGGGTCATGCTTCTCCTTCTATCTGCCGCAGGACGGCGTTCATGAGGGCGGCGCCCTCGGGGGTGTAGGTCTGCTGGTAGGGGTCGAGGTCCCATCGGCGCATGGCCTCCCGAAGAAGGGCGGTGCCGATGCCTCGGCGTTGCCGGCGGGGGTGGACCCAGGTGTTGACGTTGCCCGCCCGCTCGAAGGGGAGCAGGTCCACCGGGTAGTGGTACAGGATGCCGATGAGGGTCCCCTTGCGGGAGCGGTAGGTCAGGCAGTCGACGGGGGCCATGCTGGGGATGCCGACCTTCTGACCGCTGGCGTTGTGGGTGATCCACGCCATGTCGATGAAGTTCTGGTTGTAGCTGATTCCCGGCTTGCCCTTGTTGGGGTGCTGGCGCTCTTGAGTCTCCCAGGGGTGCTCGACGACCTCGATGGTGGCTTCGACGGGGGGCTTCACGTCCACACTCCCTTCATCACGTTGTCGTAGTTGTCCATGGGGATGAAAGCGGACCCGAACTTGCAGCCGTTCACGATCCCATCGTAGACCGCTTTGGCCCGTCCCTCGAATGCCTCCCTCGGATCGAGGTTGGCGAGGAACATGAGCTGCGCCCGCCCATAGGGGCCGTCGGCCCCTTCGAGCAGGCCCCTCACGATCTCGGTGGCTTCACCGAAGTCGCAGTCCCAGGTGTCCTCCCCTTCGGCGGGAGGCGAGGGCACGCGACGGTTGCCCGCGAGGGCCTGACGGACCTTGTTGCCGCCCTCGTCGTACTCGGTGCCGTTCATCTTGCACGGCTCGAAGAAGCCACCGCGCTCGTGTTCTTCATCGACATGACCGCAGACATCGCAGATGGGGCTCAGGGAGTCCTCGGGGGCGAAGTCGTCGCATCCACAGGGCTCGAGGACGAACACGTAGGGGTCGTAGTTCTCTAAGGAGAACCGGGTCGGGTCGACGATGGTGTCGGTGCCGAGGACCACCCACGAGTGTTGGTTGAAGGGGCCGCGCCCGCCCCAGTAGCCGTCGGGGTGACACTCACCGAGGTACTGGCCTCGGGCCTCTCGGGCTTCACCGCCCTTGGCCTTGATGACCTCGGCGCAGTGGTGGGCCGCCTCGGCGCAACGTCCGTGCCACTCGCTGGCGGGGACGCCCCACTCGGCCTCGATCTCCGCGATGGTGGGGATCACCGGGTTCATCGGAGTGCCCTTTCGGCCCGGGCGAGTGCTGCTTCCACGGTTGGCTCACTCTCGTTCAGGTAGCGCCCCCGCTTCTTCTCGGCCTCATCCATGATGGAGAACTCGATGCGCCAGACCTCGCCCCAGCCCCCGTCGTCGGGATCGGTGCAGCCGAAGCCAGCGGTGACGAGGCGGTCGAGCGCCTCACGAGCTTCCCACTGGTCATCGAAGTCCATCGAGAAGTGCCAGAACCCGTTGGAGGGAGGGTCCGTGCTGATGGGCGGGTGCTTCATGTCTCGACCTCGTGGAGCAAGCCCCACTGACCGCCCTCGACCACCTGGTAGGCGACCATCGAGGGCTGGTACACGGGGGTGTCGGGCATGACGACCCGGAACAACTCCTTGGCCGCCATCGCCCGAAGCTCGGGGGTGATGCGGTCGTTGTCGGGGAACTCCATGACCACGCGGACGCTCATGGCGTGTCGATGAAGGGTCGGAGGATCTGCGGGCGCCCGTCGGCAGGCTCGAAGTCGTGGCGATCCTCGACCTCGGCCTCGACGTGGTGCCAGACGAGCATGTCGGTGATGGTCTCCACGACGTGCCCCTCCATGCCGCACTCCTGGCAGACGGGCGGGTTGGAGTCGAGGTACTCGTGCAGGGTCTCGAACACCAGGACCGGGACGACCGTGAAGTGGGACCGGTAGGACGGGTCCTGGGTCATCAGGTCGAGGTACGCGTTGGCCGCGGCCTCGTTGGTGAAGCGGCCGAGCACCTGGTTGTGTGCGCCGCCCGTGAAGTACTCCACGTGGTAGATGGTGACGTTCATGTCGGGTTCCCCAGGGGGTCGAAGCTGATCTCCATGACGTTGGTGGTGGAGAAGGTGGTCTTGGCCATGCCCCTGATGCTGTCCGCCCGACGTCGGGCGACGCGCTCGGTGTCGGCCTCGAACTGGATCTCGAGGGTCAGGGAGAACATGGGCTTGGCGGCGGGCGGGGCCACACCGACGGCTTCGAGCAGGGCTCGCCCGTCGGGGGTGCTGTCGTCCGCGTAGCTGACTACGGCGTCCTTCAGCATCTCGCGCTGTCCGTCGGACAGGTTGGCGATGTTCATGCGACGTTCCTTTCGTCGAGGATGAAGTGATCGAGCAAGGCCCGGGCGTACACCTGGGCCGTGGTCTGGGAGTGGACGAGGCCGGGGGCCGTGTTGACCTCCAGTACCTTGAGGCGAGGGGGCAGGCCCGCTTCCTCGTCGGCGGATGAACGATCGTTGATGATGTCCACCGCCCCGAAGTCCAGGCCGAGTGCCCGGACGGTTCGGACGGCCAGGTCCTCCAAGCCGGCGGGCATCGCCACGCCGTTGAGGATGAACCGGTAGCCGTTGGCATGGGAGCGGATCGGGCTGCTGGTAGCGTCACCGCCCTCGCGGTACCGCTTCTGGGTGCGGATGGCCTCGTTGCCCACGACGTGGACACGATACTCCCGACCCTCGGCTCCACGGGTGTAGAGCTTGGCGAAGGGCCAGTCGTCGATCGGGGTGTTGGGGGCCACGACGTTGATGCCCTGGCCCTCACGGCCGCGGTCGCGGGCTCGGGCGTAGACGATCTTGCCCTCCTTGTGCCACTCCCAGGCGAGGTCGATCGACGTGGTGAAGTCGACCGTCCACACACCGGCGTCGGCCAGCGCCCGGAAGCACCCGATCTTGGAGGACGCCACCTTGACGGCGGCGGGCCGGTTGATGGTCGGGAAACCGGGGTCGGTCCCGGACCCGTAGTTGATCACGAGGTCGTTCTCTCGGTAGCGGTACCGGGAGTTCTCGCCGCGCCGGAGGGAAAGGGCCGGGCACCCTTCGGCGGTCAGGGCTCGGGCGAGGGTTCGGGCGGATGGCCCGCCCCGCTGCCAGGGCAGCACTCGGACTCGCATGTCAGTCGTCCTTTCGTTTGGGGAGGGGCATGACCGTGACGTCCCAGCTCCCACAGAAGGGGCAGTCGTCATCTTCGTAGGGGAAGTCCTCGAACCCGAGGGAGAACACCCTCGAGCAGGTCCCGCAGAGCAGGAGTTCCTCGTCGTCAGTCGGTGCCACCACCGGGAGGTAGGCCCCGTCGTAACCGGGAATGAGGTTCCGATCGAGGGGCACTTCCTCCGGCGGCGGCGGCTTGACCGTGGCAGTCATCAGCCCTCGTACTCGTCGGCGGCGTCGTCGAGCCAGCCGTCCCGCAGGACCCCCACGACGTGCTGAGCGACGTCATCACGCAGGACGCGGTCGAACGCCGGTCGTATCGAGGTCGTCGTCCGGAGGGTGTAGTTGGTGGGCGGGGTCGGGGTCGTGTCGGCACTGGTGAAGCGACCTCGCTCGTCACGGACCGGCTCCCGGGTGTCCACGCAGGTGTGGACCGGCTCTTCCTCGGGCAGGTTGATGCCCATGGACTGGTCCGACACGGACTGGAAGTAGACCCAGTGACGCCGACCGTCGGGCAGGACCACCTGGTAGCCGATGGCTTCGGCGTGCTCGGTGGACTCGTCCGCGGTCTGGTTGACGTTCTGGGTGTCGTAGATCTCCAGCCCGAGCTGACGGAGCCACTGGCTCCATCCGACCTGCAACTCGTCCGGGCGCACGGCCTGCTCGGAGTCGTAGGTCAGCGTGCTGGTGTAGCCGGAGGGGCGCTCCCACCGCTGGTAACGGCGGTAGTGCTGGGGGTCAGGGAGTGGCATTGGGTTCTCCTCGGGTCTTGTAGGTCTCGGTGTCGAAGATGGTGTACGAATCGGGGCCGTCGTCGGCGAGACCGTTGACGATGACAGCACCGCGGGTGCCCTGGAAGGCATCCGAGTATCGGACGTTGTGGTGGCCGTGGAACACGGCGCGGACGCCACAGGCATCCACGACCTGTCGGAGCTTGTTCCGCTCGGTGACGGACTCGGGGTGGGCTTCGGTGTCCAGGACCTTCACCCGGCCGAAGTCCACTCCGGTCGGGTACTCGTGGCTGAACAAGACGTCGACGTCGCGGTGGGCGATGGCCCGCTGCATGTCGGCGAAGCTGATGATCTCGGAGGGCCACCAGCGCTGCACCCCGTCCTTGACCTCGAGGCGGATGCGTTCCTCCTTGTCGATGGAGGCCGCCCCACCCATGCCCATGAAGGTCACGCCGCCGGCCTTCCACGTGCATCCACGAGGGAGGTAGTAGAGCCGGGGTCGGATCTGGACGGGCAGGTTGTAGTTGACCGGCTGACCGAGGACGGCGCCGCGGCTGAGCAGGTGCTCGGAGCGGTCATGGTTGCCGTCGATGAAGAAGGCCCACATGTCCGCGTCCCGGAGCATGTTGGCGACGTCCTCGATGTAGCCGATGCAGTGGAGCCCCTCGTAGCCGAGGTCGCCAAGCTGAACGATCGTTCGCACGTCGAACCGCTTGGCTTCCTCGATCCAGTAGCGCCAGATGGACCGTGATCCTCCGGCGTCACCGGCTACGAGCAGCCGTTGGTGGATGAGCCTCGCTCCGCCCGTGACGGTCAGGCCGTTCATCAGGCGTGCCAGAGCACGCCACCGCTGGTGGTCGTGGCCCTGGGCTGCCACCCGAGCGATCGGGTGAAGCGGTCGGCCTCGCTGTGGGCGGGAAGCCAGAGGCGGGGCTGGCCGACGGTCATGCGGGCGACGTTCCGGAGCAGCCGATTCCCGATGCCCTTGCCCCGCAGGCGAGGATGGACGTAGAGCAGGGTGTCACCGTCGACGAACCTGAGCAGCGCACCGTACATGCCGCCGTACTTGACCTCGGTCTCCTCGTCGAAGGACACCTCGGCCTCCGCGATGGAGACGAACGGGTAGGGGAAGGCTGGCGACGGGCTGGCGAGCACGTCGTGGACGTTGTTCCGGACGAGCCGGAGCTTCGGGTCCTCGTCCCAGAACTCGCTGCGACCCTGGTCGTCCGCTCGGGACGAGCCGGTGAGGATGAAGCTCACCGCCGTTTCGAGGTCGTTCATGTAGTCCGACCCGATGGTGGGGTCGGGCACGTTGACCGGGCGGTAGGTCGGTGTGATGGTGGTCATTCAGCCTCCTTCTAGGCGTTGGCCAAGGCGGGAACCTCGGCGTAGAACTCGGGGAACTCGGTGCGCTCCAGGTACCGGCGCTGGCGGCCGATGGCCTCAGCGAGGTCCGGGTCGTGGGCCTCCACCGTCGAGCAGAAGCCGTCCATGCCGTCGGTCACGGGGACCAGGGCCAGGGCTTCGAGGAAGTCCTCGCTGCCGAACACCCGGGATACCCCGCAGAACAGCGCCATGCGCCACGCCGCTCGGGTCGAGTTCCAGACCCTGAACTCGAGCGTCTGGTGACGGGCGCTGATCGCCAGGTTGGCGTGGCGGTCCGACTCCTGGACGTGCGAGTAGAAGGCGTTGAGGACTTCGTGCTCGAAGGCGGTGGTGCGGGTCTCCTGTGCCAGCAGGTGAGCCTGGAGCGTGGGGATGTCCACGATGGTGCCGCTGAGTCCGTGCTCGTTCACGATGTGCATTCCGTACATGGCCCACCAGGACTGCTGGTAGCTGGCGATCCGCTCGTTCATGGAGCGGTGCCGGCCCTGCGATCCACCGGCCAACTCGATGAGGACCTGCTCCCACCGGGCGAACTCCCACGGGATCCGCTTGCGAGCCCGGTTGGACTCGGGGCGGATGTGGACGTGAAACCCCGACGAGGTACCCGGCTCGGCGTCGACCTCGATGGCCGCTTCCTGGAGGACCTGCACGTGGGAGAGGAAGTCCTCCATCGGGAGCCGCGGCCGGTCGAGCGGGTTCTGGTCGCCGTAGGCGTAGACCGGCGAGATGATCTCACCGGAGCAGGTCGAGTCCGTCTGGCCCCGGAAGGTGTCCGGGTTCAGGTCGAAGTGGCAGTGTTCCTCGCAGGAGCAGTGCCACGAGTGCATCCCGTCCTGGGTCGTGAGGTCCCGTTCGACCAGCTTCGCCAGCATCTGGCTCGCGTTGGTCTCGAACTCGGCCTCGAAGCCGAACGTGATCATGCGTTACCTCCGTGGTTGATGAGATCCTCGCTGCGGCCGTTGCCGACCGAGTTGAGGTAGGTGAAGTCCTCGGCCTCCCGCATGACCAGAGCGGTCTCGTGGAAGTCGGGGGTGATGGGCAGGTAGACCCGGATCGCGTACTCCCCGCCGGGGAAGTGGTTGGGCATCGACACGATCTGACCGGAGAGGTCCGCACCCGCCAGGGACGTGACCACCCAGTCGCCGGAGCGCAGGTTCGCACCCTTCTCGGCGGCCTCGTCGTAGGCCCGGACCACGGGGCTGTCGTCCCGCACGAACAACTCCCGCTCCTGCTGGTGCTCGAGGTCGCGGATGCGGTTCTCGATCCACGCCTCGACCTGGCGGTCGCGCTCGGCGTAGTTGGGCCAGTGGCAGTAGTCGCCCTGCTCGATCGGTCGGGACAGGAGGGCGTCGGTCAGGTGACCGTGGCGCAGCGAGTCGTTGACCGACACGGGATCGGCCGGACCCTCGACGGGGGTGTCGTCCTCGGACCCCTTGGCGGGCTCGTCCTTCTTCGGCGGGGTGCCGATGACGGTGGTGGACTTGCCGCCACCGGAGTAACCGTCGGAGAGGTCGTACCAAGCGGCCCGGCCGAACTTCTCGGGCGGCCGGAACTGCTCCATGTGGGCCAGGACGATGCTGCCGTCCTCGTCGGGACGGAACTGCATGACGTCACCCTCTTCCAGCTCCGTGTACTCCTTCCAGCCCGGGTCCCGCAGGCCGGCGGCCTTCAGCCCGTCGTCGATCGCCTTCTTGGTGGAGGCGAAGACCACGGAGCCACCGTCGGTGACGTGGAAGATGCACGGGCTGTCGCTGATCCGCGAGAGCCAGAGGGTGTCGGGGGTCTCGGTGTCGAGCCAGGCGACGGCCGCGGAGCCGTCGACGTACTTCTCGAACGCCGCACCCGGCGTGGTCTCGTTGCTGTAGACGAGGGTGGCGAAGATCGCCTCCGAGTCCACGACGGCCTCACGGACGTTGCGGCCCATGATGGAGTTGAGGTCCCGGAACACCGAGTCGTCGTTCCAGATGACGCCGTTGTGGACGCCGCAGATGCGCTGACCCACGACGATCGGGTGGTTGTTGCGGTTGTCCGCCTTGTCGCCCTGGGTGGGAGCCCGGGTGTGGGCGATGGCGAGTCGGACGTCCTGGTCCTCGGGGAGGTTCATGGCCTTCACGAAGTCGGACGCCTTGAGCGGGTCCTTCTGGAACAGGAGGCGGGGGTCACCGGTGGCGTTGGTGCCCCACCACGCAACGCCGCTGGCGCCGCGTCCCCGCTTCTCGATCTCGAGCATGAGACCGATCGTGAGGTCCTTGGGGTTGACTGTGATGCTGTCCTGCTCGGACAGGTGGAAACCTGCGATTCCGCAGATGGCTCCGTTCCTTTCGTCAGACCGCCAGCGACTGCTGGTCGGTGGTGATGGGGCGGGGGTAGGCGACGGCGAGGATCGCGTCGCGGGTGGGGATGATGCCGATGCGGTTCGAGAGCATCGTGGCGGCCTCGATGGCCTGGATCTCTCGGTCGCTCAGCACGTCGTGGGGGTCGATCGCCGGGGCGGTGATCGTCTTGGCAGCGTCGATGTCGCTACGCATGTCTGTCTCCTTGTGGGTCGATGGTTGGGATGGTCGATCAGGGTCAGGCGGCCAGGGCCACGTCGCCTCGGTTGATGGCCCGCTGGCGCTCGACGAGCATCACCACGTCCGGCGTGAGCAGCCCGTCCAGGTGGTCGAGCAGGTCCATGCTGGGCGTGGTCTCGCGGCGGGCGATGGCGGCCTCGACCAGGGCGGCCGAGACTCCGGCTGCCATGTAGAGCCGCCACTTGCTGACCATCGTGTTCCAGAGGCGGAACTCGACGGTCTCGCGGGCGCCGCTGCTCACTCGGATGGCGGACGAACTGGTGTGGACCTCATGCACCTTGTCGGGGTCGACGTTCCAGAGGTCGTCGGTGTCCGGGTCGTACTCGGCGTCGTAGTTGACGGCGCTGGCGGTGAACACACCGTTCATGCAGTCGTTGCTGCGGACCCCGCCGTCGAACGCACCCTCGGCCAGCGTTTCGAGCTGGCTCCAAAGGTTGAGGACGTTCCGGCAGAGGACGAGCAGGTCGCCGGGGCGGGCGTCCTCGGTGCTCACGTGGATGTGACCACCGGTGTTGTTGGCCCCGTGGGACCCGGACGTCTTGGCGGCCTGCGCCACCGCGTCCAGCGCCTCCATGTAGATCGGCGAGCCGTAGAGCACGCCGCTCAGACCACCGATGATGTGCTCACCACCGGGGGCGGTGCAGTCGGAGGTCGTGTGGACGAGGTACTGGTCGGCCATGTCGCAGTCGCACTGGTAGGAGTGCAGGCCGAAGACGTCGACGGGGTTGTCGTTGTCGTCGTACCAGCAGTTGTCCTCCTCGCACCACCAGTAGCCCTCGCGGTCCTCGGCGTCGAAGCGGGGCGTGCCTGCGCCGAGGTCCCAGAGGGCTCGGGCGAACTCACCGTCGTCCGCGATCTCGATCTCGTGGCCCACCCGGCGCCGGAAGCGGGCCGTGGTGGTCACACCGTCGTCGTTGCGGGGGTACAGGATGTCGTTGGGCATGGGTTGCTCCTTCTCAGTCGATGCGGAACTCGCGGATGCGGTTCCAGTTGGGTCGGTGGTCGATCTCGTTGCGGCGCCGCCAGGAGTCACCCGGCAAACGGGTGAGTCCCTGCACCTGCTCGGCGGTGAACTCGAAGACGACGGCCTCCACGTGGGCGCCCTCGTGGCCTTCGATGGTCACCTCCGCCAGTGAGGCGGTGTAGCCGGCGCCAAGCTCCATGAGCAAGCAGTCCACGTAGTTGGCCCGCTCCACGTCGCCAGCGGTCTTGCCCGAGAAGATGATCTCGCCGGGCACGTCACCGAGGTCGAGGTTCTCGTCCCGACACAAGGCCGGGAAGCTGCCGAGGGAGTAGAGCGCACCGCGGACGGTGGCGGGGTAGCGCTGCCAGAAGGCGGGGTGGAAGTAGCCCTCGAGGGCCTCGTCCCGCAGAAGCGAGCCGTAGGCGAACACGATGAGCTGCTGGCCGAGGATGCCCAGCGGGGGCGTCAACTCGACGGGGGGTGGGATGTTGGTCATGGGGTCTCCTTGGTCAGTCCGTACACGTCGATGCCGTCGTAGATGGCGACGATCGTGCGCAGATGGGCTAGGTGGCGGCCGTACTTCGGGTGGCTGAGGTCGCCACCGCTGTTGTGCTCCATGTCGGCGAGCTTCACCCGGGCCACGTCGGGTTCCTGGGTCACTCGGTCGATGCAGAGGGCGTAGTCCTCGTCGTCGGGATGGGTCATGCCCTGCACGATGGCGAGGGTCACCGGGCCGCAGTAGTCGGCGATCTCGTCCTCGGTGCAGTCGGTGTCCTCCAGCGAGTCGTGGAGGAAGCCAGCGGCGATCAGTTCGGGCCGATCGGGGTACTTGCTGGCCAGGGTGTGGGCCACGGCCGCGAGGTGGGCCATGTAGGGCTTGTCGCCCCATCGCTGGTCGCGGTGGTGGGTGTAGGCCAGCGCACGAGCCCGATTCACGATCGGGTCGTCGGTCGCCAGCAGCTTGCGGGTCGCGGTCACCATCACGCAGCCATCCGTCGCTTGCGCTTCATCTGGCGGTGTCGGTCCACGAGGACGTCCTTGAGGTAGTTGGCGTACCACCCGAGGGCGGCAGCGCCGAGAAGGCGGATCATCGGGATTCCTTTCGTGTGCGATCTTGGGCACGAAGAAGCCCCGGGGCCGAAACCCCGGGGCCGCTCCGCTAGCCGTTGTTGACCCGAGGGTCAGACGTTGGCGTCCTCGTCGACGGGCGTGCCGGCGATGTCGAGCACGGTGACCTGGACACTGATGGCCGGGACGGACTCGGGGTCATCCCCGAGGCTCGCCTTGGGCACGTACAGGGTCCCGATGACCGGGGACTCGTCGTCGCCGACCTGCTCCGCGAAGCGGACGGTACGGCTCGTCACCTTGTCCTGGTGGAGGGTGACGGTGGGCAGTTGGGTCGCCATGATGGCTCTCCTTCTGTTGGGCTGGCCGAAGCCAGCGGTGGACCCCATCGCTGGGGAGCGGTGGCCGCTCCTAGCGGACGGGGAGAACTGAACGACCGTTGAGAGGCGGCGCTAGCGACGTCGGAGCCAGCGCACGAGGCGGGTCACCTGGCGGAAGGGCCACGCCACGATGGCGCAGATCACCAGGGCCAGGGTGAACAGCAGTCCGAGGAAACCCCACCAGAGATCGTGGGGGTTCATGCGCTCCCGCCAGTTCCACGAGAAGTCGAGGTGGCCCCATCCGGGGAGCTTGACGTCGCTCACTGGTCGTCGGTGTAGATCGGCCGGATGCGGTCCCGGTAGGCCCGCTGCACCCGCCCGTTTGGGGCGGGCAGGTCCTCGTCCCGCCAGTTGGGCCGGGTGATCGGGGGGACCACCGTGGGCACGTCCGCTCGAGGGGCGGGCTCGGAGTAGGGCAGGGAGTCGATGAAGTCCTGCGGGGTGAGGTTGGCCGCGGCTCCGGTCGCCACGTTGGCGATCTCGGTGTCGATGTTGCGGCGGGCCAACATGGCACCCAAGCGGATGCGCAGGATGGCCTCGGGCGGGTCCTCGATGGCCTCCAGGGCGTCGATCAGCGGGTCGAGATCGTCCCGGGAAACCTCGAAGGCGGGCAGGGTGATGAAGTCCGTCATGGGATCTTCCTTTCGATGGTCAGGTCCTCGACGCCGTACTGCTCGAACGTGTGCTCGATGCCGACGTCGCTGATGGTGAACTCGTCGTGCATCACCACGGTGACGACGCCGATGTAGGACTTGCCGTCCACGGAGAAGCGGACGGTGCTGCCCTCGTGCTTGGCTTGCAGTAGGGCGTAGCGGCGCAGGGTGCGCCGGATGGAGGACTGCTTGTCGTCGGTCACTTGTTCTTCTTCTTGCCGGCGCCGCCGACCGCGGACCCGGTGGCCGTGCGGCCTGCGGGCTGGGCGTTGGGGCTGCCGATCCGCACGTAGGGCTTCTCGGTGATGGTCACCGGGCGGGCCTCGACGATGCGGGGCTGGGCCACGTCGTCGTAGCGGGTGGGCAGGAAGCCGTTGGAGTCGGGGGACTCGACGACCTCACGCTTGCGGTTCCCGTGCCGCGGCTCGAAGCCGGGCAGGTGGGAGCCGGTGTCGGAGGACTCGGCCAGTCGGGCCAGGTCCAGGGTGGTCTGTGCTCGTCGCATGTTCGCTCCTTGCTTGTGGATCTCGTTGAGCGCCCCCCTCACCTGGCCTCGGGTGAGGCAGGTTCGGGTGGCTAGCTCGGTGACGGAGACACGGCGCTCGGAGAGCGTTCGTGCCGCCAGCACGAGCTGGGCGTTGGGGGAAAGGGTCATCGGTAGGGGACGTGCGGCGCCACGCACGTGTCGGGCAGGCCGGGGTCGAGCAGGCGGCGGAACCCGGGGCACCGTTCCTCGGTGTAGGTCCCGTCGACCTTCTCGACGCGGCATCCGCAGCGGCGAAGGATCACCTTCCGCGTGCGGTCACGCAGCTTGAGGCGTCGATACACCATCATCACTCGTCCTCCAGGGGCTCGTCGATGGTGCGCCCCGTGAGGCGCACGATCTCGGCGACCGCGGGGGCGGTGTCGCTGCTCCACTCGGAGCAGTCGAGCAGCCACCGGATGCGGTCCATTGCCGTGGTGTCGCTGATCTGCGCACCCTTACGGGCACGTCGCGTCCAGCGGATTCGGTCACTTCGCATGTCAGTCTCCTTCGGTCTTGCGGGTGGACGTCGCGTTCACGGCCAGCCAGGGGACGTAGAACACGACGGAGGGGGTGTGCTGCGGGCCGACGAGCCGCGAGATGCGGCCGGTGTGGCCCAGGAACTCGCCGCGGGCGAGGACCTCCACGGTGTCGCCTTCCACCAGGAGGTTGCCGTCGGCGTCGTGGGCCACGATCAGCCCGTCGGACTCTCGAGCGGCGAGCGTGCGCCGCTCCATGAGGCGGGCATTGGCCGCCACCGACCCGGTGCCGTAGCGCCAGACCGGAGCGGAACAACCCCCGTGGAGGCAGGTGTCGGGCACCATGTCCTCGGTGTTCGATCCGCCCTCATGGCCGGCGCCGCAGCGCCAGAGGACAGGCTCGTAGGGCGAGTCGTTGGTGATGGACTTGCGTTGGGTCATGTGGCGACTCCGATGTTGACGAGGTTCCAGGCGACGACGAGGGTGTAGGCGCTCGTGACGGTGAGCAGGGCTCGGTTCACGAGGGGCGATCGGGGCGGGCATCGGTAAACGGTCCAGGCCACCAGGCCGCATCCTGCCAGCTTCACGAGCATCGGCAGGTAGGGGTGGTGGATGATGGGTGCCATCACCGGGTTGGCCTCCTGCCCGCCAAGGGCGAGGACGTACCGGGTGGTTGCGAGATCGAGCAGGTTCATGGCGGCGAGAACCGTCACCAAGAACCCCCGATGGCTGAGGGTGGTCATGGCGTTGCTCCTAACGATCGTTTGGTGTAGCGGGGGATGGCCCCCCGTCCCAGCCGTAGCCAGGACGGGGGGCCGCTGCGGGTGTCCTAGGCCAGCCGGTTGGCGATGGCCTTGAGGACGTTCTTGTTGCGGCCCGAGGCGTTGAGGCGGTAGGCACCGCTCTCCAGGGCCACGTGACCGCCGACGCTGCCGCCGTCGGTGCCCCACACGGAGCCCGGACGGGTCTGCGGGACGATGCCGAGGACCATCGGGCCGTAGCCGTCGGCCTCGATGAAGGCGGCGTTGTCGCCCGGGCGGAAGCTCCGGGAGACCGACAGGATGTCGTCGTGGACCTCGGCGGTGAAGCCGTTGGCCTCGCAGGCGGTCAGGAACTCGTCGGCGATCTCCGACGGCTTCTGCTTCACCGTGGGGACCGCGGCCTTGGCCGTGATGGCCTCGGCCTCGGCGACGACCTCCGCGGCGTCCCGCTCGGCCTTGGCGGCCCGGCGCTCGGCGGCGCGGGCCTCGTTGGCGAGGCGGAACCCCTCGAAGATCTCGGCCACCGGGCGCTGGCCCTTGGCGGCCCGCTTCTCGGCCCGACGGGTGATCTCGGCCTGGGCCTCGTCGACACCCGCGGCGGCCAGCTCACGGAGCTGGGCGCCGGAGGCGCTGCGGAGGTCCAGGTCGGGGTGGGTGATGATGGTCATGGGCATTGCTCCTTCGTTGGTGTGGTCTGCTTCCCGGTTGGGATGCAGGGGATTCAGGGGGCCTCGTCGTGGTCCGCGGGGCGGACCTCGATGATGGTCCCGGTGGGGATCGTCTGGACGTTGCCGTCCAGGGTGACGTAGGCGAAGACGTCGGGCCGGCGAGTGCGCACCGGCTCCACGACCTCGGGGTCGGGATGGCTCCTGCTTCGCAGGACGAGCTTGGTGGACATGGCGACCTCCTCAGTCGTCGTCGGTGGGGCGAAAGCGGCCTCGTGCCGCCTTGCGTCGGGCCGCAGCCCGCCGATCCTCCCACCGGCCCCCCTGGCGCAGCCTGCGCTGCACCTCGGGGGACAGGCGGGGGGTGCGCCGCTGGGGCTTGCGGCGGCGCTTGTCGGTGCTCACGACGCCAGGGCGGCGTCCCCGTACTCGCCGAGGACCGTGACCGACCCCATGAGGGTCAGGCCCGGCTTCCCGGTGAAGTCGCGGAGGTTCCGCAGGGCGGCGTCGATCGCGGCCGCCGGGTCGGTGGCCAGGACCGTCTGGCGGCCGTAGCGCACCACGTCGTTCACGTCGGTGGGGCGGGACTCGGGCCACACGATGCGCTCCTTGTCCGGGCCGATCTCGACGTGCTCGACCTCGACGGTCTCGGGCAGGTGGCGGGCCACCTGGCGGGGGTCGAAGACGACCTGGATGGCGAAGATGGTGGGGTTGGTCATGGCATTGCTCCTTCGTGGGTTGGGTTGTTGCGTTGGTTGGTGGTCCGGCCGGTGCCGGTTGGTCAGCGTCCCCAGAGGTTGCGGGTCGGCCAGCTTCCGATGAAAGCGCCCTCGTCGGGCTCGATCACGTAGGCCAGTCGCATCCGCACGTCGTGGGGGACGATGGAGTAGTTGTGCAGGTCGGCCACCCGGATGCCTCTCGGGCGTGCCGGCCGTGCGTCGGGAAGAACGATCGTTGACAGGATGCCGACGACCGCCAGGGTGAGGCAGATCAGCCAGAGCGTCACGCCGCCACCGCCTCCCGGTGGATCTCACGCACTGGGGACGTGGTGATGGTCGTGCCGCCGCGGAACTTGGTGCGGAAGGTGAAGCGCCGCCCCACGACGGGCGGGCCAGCGGGCATGGTGAAGGACCACGCCTCGTCGGCCATCTGCGGCTCGTCGCCGCGGCCCGCCGCGATGGCGTGCTTGGCGATCCGCCTGATCCTGCCGTTGGCGATGGTGTAGATCGAACCGGTCTCGGTGACGAACGTGTACATGGGAACCTCCGTGTTGTCGGTTGGTCGATGGGGGTCGGGTCAGATGTAGACCCGGATGCCGAACATGTCGTAGAGCGTGTTGCGCATCCGATCGCAGCAGGCCGTGACGTCGGCGTCGGGGTCGCCGGTGATCTCCGTGGCCCGGGCCATGTGGGCCTCGACGCCGCAGTTGGTCTGGTGACCCTTGCCGTTGCACCGGAAGCAGATGCCACCGGGGCCGGTGGGCTTGCCGTTGACGTTGCCGGTGATGAACTCACCCGTGCCGGCGCAGCGCTTGCACCGGCCGTCCGGGTGGGTCTCGTGGTAGCCACCACCGGTGGAGTCCGACAGCGCCGCGTCCCGCAGGATGCTGGCCGGGGACAGGTCGTGCTCGTGCCGCGAGCACTCCCGCACCTGCTGGGCGGTCCGGTGGGTCCGCTTGCAGTGTCCGCAGCGGATCTTCCCGCCGTCGGCCGCCTGCCGGGCCTCACGGGCCTTGCGAGCGGCGTCGAGCTGGGCGTTGAGGGAGATGGATTGCGTGGTCGTGGTGGTCATGGGCTTGCTCCTTGTGCCGTTGACCTCTCGGTCGATGGCACGGTTGGCCTGCTCGAAGGTGAAACCCCCTTCGACCAGGGCGATCTGGCGGTCCTTCCAGTAGCCCACCGGTCAGGCCGCCAGGGTGGCGGCGTAGCGGTTGGGGCGGCGGATGCCGTCGGTGAGCGGGGTCTCCTCGTCGGCCTCGAAGGCGAGGATGAAGTCCTCGAAGGCGTCGGGGCCGTCGTAGGCCACGGTGCCGGCCCGCTCGTAGGCGATGGTGGCGACCTCGGTGGACTCGATGGTGCTCACGAGGTTGGCGTCCCCGTGCTCGTCGAAGGCGAGGTTCACCACCGGGCTGGTGATGACGATGCCCTCGTCGGCGATGCCCGCCTCGATGACCTCGGCCTCGAAGGCGTGGGCCTCGGCCTCACCCTCGTCGGTGGGGTCGAAGCGGGCGACCTCGAGCGCGTCGTCCATCATGAACACCACCGTCCAGGCGATGATCTCGACGTTGTTGGAAAGGGTCTGGGTCATGTCGTGCTCCGTTTCGTGGGTTGGGATTGCGTGGGTTGGTTGGTGGATGGTCGGAAGGTCAGGCCGGTTAGGGGTGACCGGCAGCGGCGTCGGCGATCTCGTCGGCGTGGGTGTCGCCGTCGAACTGGCAGTCGAACAGGTCGTGGTCCCGGCAGTAGCGCTCGTCGCTCTCCGGGGCCGGCGGGCGGACGATGGTGGCGGTCTCGATCCGGAGGATCACCCCGTCGGAGTGGAAGGGGTCCCAGTCGTGGACCAGGGCCACCCGGGCCTCACCGTGGACCCCGCCACCGAGGTGCTCGGGGATCTCGACGATGGCGACGAAACGCAGGCCCTCTCGGCCCATCTGCGCAGCGTCCTCCACCCGGGCGTCCACCAGCCGGCCCCGGTAGAAGGTGCCGTTGTGGGGTCGGCCCAGCTTCGTCGTGGCGATCTCGACGTCGCGGCCGATCAGGGGCTTCACCATCGCCAGGATGGAGAAGTAGGGGTCGTCGGTCTCGGGGAACAAGCGGACGTGCATGGTGGGCTCCTTGTGGGGTTGGAAAGGGTCGGTTGGTCGGTTGGTGCTCCGGCCGGGACTCGATTCCCGGCGTACACCCCTTGCGGGGCCGGAGCGGAGGGCAGAAACCCTCTAGGCGGCGAGGGCCGCCTTGGTCGCCTTGGCGACCTCCAGGGTGACCGCCTTGGCGACGAGCGCCGTGCGGCCGACCACCAGGCACCCCTTGCGGGGGGCGGTGACCATGCGGCCCTTGTGGAGCCGGACCCGGGCCTTCTGGCCGTCCTGGCCGAAGTGGTCCCGGAGGACCTCCCGGCCGAGGCGCTTGGTGCCCTCGCCGATGTCCTCGACGAAGACCGAGCGCTCGACGTAGGTGCCGTCGGGCAGGGTGGCGGACAGGTGGTAGTTGCGGTACATGAGTGCCTCCTATGGCATCTCGTGGAGGGAACAGGCGGGATTGCCTGACCCATTGACACCCCCCGTAGGGAGCAGCGCCTAGACCGGGTTCGATTCCGGCTTTCACCCCGTAGGGCCTAGGCCGCCGATCAGTCGATGATGACCGGCAGGACGGCGGTGGTGGCGAGGAGCCCCTTCACGCAGTCCCCGTTGTGCAGCCGGCGGTAGCACTCCACCGGGTAGATCTCGTTGCCGTGCAGGTAGTGGGTCGCCTTGGCGAAGGGCACGTGGCGGTAGGTCTGCTGGACGTAGTGCGGCATTGCGGCCTCCTTCGGAGGGGTTGTTGGGGTCAGAACCGGTCGCCGGACCGGTTGCGTTCGGGGGACATCGGGGTGCGGTAGTCGAGCGACTTCACCGTGCAGCCGTCGCTCCCCTTCGGGGGCTTGGCCAGGGTGCTGGCCCCGACCACGTGGCCGTTCTGGCCGTCGCCGTAGAGGACCGGCATGGCGGCCCGTCGGATTCCACCCGACACCGGGGCCGGGTCTGCCGGCCGCATGGCCGGGTCCCCGTAGTGGTCGCGGGGTGCCTTGTCGAGAGCCGCCTTGTGGCGGGCCGTCAGGGGTCGGTTGGGGTCGGTTCGAGCGAAGCTCGGTCGTCGGGGCGGCTTGGGTCCGGTGTGCTTCTTCACGTGGTCTCCTTGGCTAGCGGGTGGTCGGGGCGGTCCGCATCATGCGGGCCAGGTCCCGGGTGGCCTGTGCGTTGTTGCGCATGGCCCGTCGGGCCATCTCGTCGTTGCACTTCGTGCAATCGTGGTTGCACCAGGTGCCGGTGCTGGGCCGGTTACACCGGGGGCCGGTGTGCTGGGTGGTGGGGCGGCCTCGTCCGAAGGCGCCCGGGGTTCCGTTGCGTCGCATGTACGTGTCTCCTAGCGGCTGGTGGGTCGGGGGATGTAGGGCAGGTCGCCGTCCCAGGCGAGCCCGTTCTCGTCCCAGAACTTCTCGGTGGCGGTCTTCGACCGGGGTGCCGGCTCCGGAGCCTCGTAGAGGCTGAGCCAGCTCACGGCGCTGTTGGTGGGCAGATGGGCGTTGAGGGTGGACATGGTGTCCCCTTTCGTGTGTGTGAGTGTTCGGGTTGGTGCTCACCCCCGGAGTCGAACCGGGGCGGCTTTAGCCGGCGTGACCTGCGTACCAGGTCCCTAGCGTGAGCTACTTGCAGTCAGGTGGA